TCCCTGTGCAGCAGTTGCATATGCAGTTGCATCAGTGGTAGCAGCAGTGCCAAGACCCAAAGCGGTGATGGCTGCTGAGGCACGAGCGTCAGCACGAGCATCTGTGTAATAAAGGTTGGTGCCTTCTGCAAGATCACCAGTATCCTTACTGCTGAGGTCAAGGTTTGCACCGACTTGAAGTCCGATGCGAGAGTCAACACGACCATCAGTGTAGTAAAGGTTAGTTCCCTCAGACAGATTCGTAGTTGACTTAGCAGTAAATCCTGCATCAACTCTTGCATCTGCGAGAGTATTTACCTCAGCGTCAGTGCGCTCAGTGAAGGAGAAGACGCCAGTAGAAGCGTTGTAACCGAGATCGCCACTAACACTGAATGCACCGCGAGCACGGGCATTAGTAAAGAAGATGTTGGTTGATCCTTCTGTAACGTTATCAGTGTCGATATCTGACTGAGTAACAGAAATAGTCCCGCTGCCGTCATGCTGAATGCCAGTACCATAAGTGAAAGCATTTCTCGTCCTCGCCTGAGTAAAGAATCTATTGGAAGAACCCTCAGTCAGATCGTCAGTGTTGATCTCACCGAAGTCAACAGCAAGAGACAGCAGGTTGTTGGCATCATCATACGTTGCCGAAATACCTGTGCCGCCATCAACCAGTGCAGCAACACGATCATCAACTCTCTCCTCAGTGTAGTAGAGGTTGGTGGTTCCTTCTGTAAGAGCATCCGTGTCGTGGTTCGCGATAGAACCAACCTGAGATTGACCGAAGGTGATAGCACCAGTAATGGTCAAGTTACCCTGAATCTCAAAGTCCGTAGTAGAACGGAAGTTGGCAACCGTCAGTCTGTTCTCGAAAGGATTGTAGGTGAGGTTGGTAGAGTCAGTACGGATCTCAGTGTAACCACCGTTAGTAGAAACGAATGTTGGGAAGTATGTAAGGTTTGAATTTGTGGTGTCAGTAACATCTGCAAGATCAGACTTGTCAGCAGTACCAGTCAGGTCACCAGTTACATTACCAGTGATCTGTCCTGTGACACCCAGCGTACCACCCATGGTGGAGTTGCCAGTAACATCAAGACTTCCAAGGGTGCTAAGACCAGTGATCTCAGCGTTACCAGTAGTAGAGTGTAAGGTAACCTTAGCAGTACCTGAACCGTTTTGCAGGATAAGAGTCTTAGAAGCACCACGAAGAACAACGTCATCCTTGAACAGTGAAGTGCTGTTCTGAGTCAGGGTATCGTTGAGTGTGGTAGTGCCATCAACATTGAGAGCAGCATCGAAGTCAACGTTCTGAGTTACGTTCAGAGTATCATCGATGATAGTTCTACCAGCGATGTCAACAGTACCTGCGATGTCAGTGTTACCTGCGGCAGAAGTTACAGTGAACTTGTTACTACCAACGCTGAACGTACCACCGACTCCCACAGCACCAGTAGTGGTGATGTTAGAACTGTTGACAACCCCAGTGGTTGTAATACCAGTAACACCAAGGGTTCCACCGATACTAACGTTACCACTCACACCGTTCATGGTGATCGTAGTTGCATTGTTAGGACCAAGGAACAGGTCAGTTCCGATGTAGAGATCGTCTGAAATGGTTGCACCACCAGCGGTGACCATCAGAGCAGCATCAGCATTAAGACTGTTGGGTTTGGTGTTGTTGGTTGCCTTCAACAGGTCAGTGAAAGTACCTACGCCATCGACATTCAGTGTGCTATCGATTTGACCAGTACCAGCAGTGGCGAAGTTACCAGATGCACCTGCAATAGTGAACTTATCAGTAGTGCCAGAGCGGACAGCGAAGTCAGCATCAACGTCAACAGTGTTGTTGAACTCAGAAGCACCAGCGACGGTGATTTGAGAGTCAAGAGTTACATTACCAGTTACGTTCAGAGTGTCATCGATAATAGATGCACCGTTTGCTCTGAATGTACCTTCGGTCAGAGTGTTGCCGTTGTCAGTATCAATGGTGAACTTGTTAACACCACCAGCAGTCTGTACAGCAACAGTTCTACCATCTGCCTTAACAGTAAGGTTGTGAGTAAGGGTAGTGTCTTGTGTAACATCAAGAGTTCCAGTAACAGACAGATTGTCATCAACAATCGTCTCACCAGTAGCAGAGTCAAGAGTCAGGTTACCAGCAGCAGTATCAATTTCACTAGTACCAGAGACACCGATCTGAATGTTGTCAGCAGTGATATCACCAGAAGTGATAGCAGCGTTGAATGTAGAAGTTGCGTTGACAGTCAGAGTGTCAGTGTTGTCAGAACCAATGGTTGCATTGTCATTAACTTCCAGGTCGTTATTAACAGTCAGGTCAGAAGAGCATCTAACTGTGTTGTTGGAAGAGTCAAGGATAAGAGCACCACCGTCTGCTTCGATTCTTCTACCGTTGAAGGAGATGTCATCAATCGTAGCAGTGCCGTTCATGTCAACGGCATGGTTGAACGTTACTGTACCGCTGACCACATGTGCATCAGATCCAGCATTACCGATAGTAGCGTTACCATCGACAGTCAGAGTTCCATCTACCTGAGCATTGCCGTCAACGTTGAGGTTACCATCAACGTCAGCATTGTCAGTGATGTTAACAGTACCGCCTACTGAATCCAGAATCAGGTTACCACTAGTGGTATCAATTTCGTTTGCAGCAGAGACACCGATCTGGATGTTATCAGCAGTGATGTCTGTGGAGGTGATTGCAGCGTTAAATGTAGAAGTAGCATTGACAGTCAGAGTGTCACCAGCAGCATCACCAAGGGTGCTGTTGCCATCAACTTCCAGGTTGACTTTAACTTCCAGTGAGTCATCAATAATAGTCTGACCAGTGGCAGAGTCAAGAGTCAAGTTACCAGAAGCAGTGTCAATTTCACTGGTGCTGGACTTACCAATCTGAATGTTATTAGCAGTAATATCTTCCGATGTAATCGCTGCCGTGAAAGTTGACGTTGCGTTCACAGTTAACGTATCAGCATCACTGTCACCCAGTGTGCTACTACCATCTACTTGAAGGTTGCCATCAACCTCAGCGTTATCTGTAATATGGACTTTGCCACCATCAGAGTCAAGGATTAGATTTCCTGCTGTGGTGGAGATTTCGGTAGCAGCATCAACGCCGATCTTGATGTCGTCCGCCGTGATGTCGGTGGAAGTAATCGGTTGGTTGAATTGGACAGTACCCGTGACACTGTGAGCATCCCCAGCAGCATTACCGATAGTCGTGTTGCCATCAACCGTGAGTGTGCCATCAATTTGTGTATTGCCATCAACATTGAGGTTACCGTCTACGTCAGCGTTGTCTGTAATGTTGACAGTGCCACCAGCAGAATCGAGGATCAGGTTACCAGAAAGGGTTCCGATCTCGTTAGCAGCATCCGTAGCAACTTTAATGTTTCTGATGTTTGCTCTCTCAGCAACAGTCAGTGCTTGGTTGAATTGAACCGTACCAGTAACTGTGTGAGCGTCACCTGCTTGGTTACCCAGAGTGACGTTACCATCAACTTGAAGTGTACCTTCTGCATAAGTGTTACCACTTGCAGAAGCAACAGTAAACTTACCGTTGTTAATATCGAAACTGTCAGTAACGTCCAGTGTTCCAGTGATGTCTACGTTTCCACCGAAGGAACCGTCATCAGTAACAACCAGATCATCACCAACGCGAAGGTCAAGACCAATACCAACACCACCACCAACGATCAGAGCGCCGCTAGAAGGAGTTGTAGAGTTAGTGGAGTCAAAGATTTTTACACTACCAACATCCAGACCAGATCTGGTTCCACTGAATGCCTCAGCAGCATTAGCAGCGTTGTGATAGAAAGCGTAACGTGCAGCAGAGTTATCCCAACCAAAGAAACCAACTCGTGCTTGGGAATCATAGTATCTAAACTCAATACCTCTGTCCTTAGCATCGCCACTTGAAGGAGCAGTGTCACCACCCAGAGTGAAGACGGGATCGTCCAGGGTCTGTGTAGTGGAGTTAATAGTTGTAGTTGTACCATTAACAGTCAGGTTACCTTCCAGAATGGTGTTGCCATCAACAGTAAGGTTCTGATTAATAGTGACGTTATCAGTAAAGGTACTTACAGAGTTGACTGTAAGAACGTCAGTATTTGCATCACCGATAGTTACGTCATCGGTAAAACGTGAGTGATCGTTAAAGGTTGCATCACCATGGACTGTCAGTGTACCAGTGCCCTGACCAACACGACCGATGATAGTATCACCATTGTCGAAGTCAACAGAGAACTGAGTCTGTGCAGCACCATTGTTGATGTTCAGAACTTCATCGTTACTCTGTAAGATCAGAGAGTCATAGATAGTTGTCTGACCATCCACAACCAAAGTGCTATTGAAGTCAACAGTACCGTCAACGTTAAAGTTACTGTCAAAGTCAACACTCTGGTTGACGGTAAGGTTGTCGGTGAGAGTAGTATCTGAATTGATAGTGAGGGTGTCACTAGCAGCATTACCCAGAGTAATGTTTCCGTCAACTTGGAGAGTAGATTCAAAATGTACGCCAGATCCTACGTCAAGTGTACCACGGATGTCAGTTGCACCATTGGTAGAGAGGACGGTAAACTTGTCGTCCGTGCCATTGGTAATCTTGAAATACTTGCCAGTGGTGTCAAGAGTGATGTCATTATGGAAGACTGAATCGTCATCCACATCCAGAGTGCTATTAAATGTGACAGCAGCATCAACATCCAACGTGCTGTTGAACGTTACACCACTATCGATATCAAGGGTGCCATCCGAATGAATGTTACCGTTGTCGGAATCGATAACAAACTTCTCGGCAGTGCCGTTAGTAATAGAGAAGACAGTGTTAGGACCAACAATCCTCACATCATCTTCAAACGTGGTGTCAGAGTTGACCAGTACAGTATCAGTAGATGCGTTACCCAGAGTAACGTTGCTATCTACTTGTAGGTCGCCCTGAGTATAGACGTTACCGTTAGAAGCAGTAACAGTGAACTCACCAGAGTTGATATCAAAGTCATTAGCGATGTCAACCGTACCACCGATATATACGTTCTCGGAGATACCGACACCACCAGTGACTACCAGGGTGCCAGTTGTGGTAGATGTGGATCCTGTGTTTGTTGTGAGCCTGAGGTTACCAGCAATGATAGGAGCGTCAGTACCAGCATAAACTTCATTCGTGTTAGTCGCGTTGTAGAGGAACCGATACCCGCCAGTGCCAGTCCAAATGTTAGAGTCTGCATAATCTTCATCCCAACCGAAGAAACCAAATCTTTCCTGGGTATCATAGTATCTAAAATCAATACCACGATCCAGATTGTCATCTAATGTTAACGTATCTTCACCACCAAGTGTGATGATAGGATCTTGGATAGTCGTGGTTACTGAGTTGACTGTGGTAGTAGTACCATCAACTTGGAGGTCACCACGAACTCTTACGAGACCAGTAACATCATCGTCATCATTAGGGTCCAGCACCAGTGTAGCGTTGGTGGTAGACAGAACGTTGTCTTGGAAGTGATAGTCTTCCACGTTCACTCTATTGCTTACATTAGAAGCAGAGATAGTAATATCATTTTCAGCAGTGATATTAAGGAGTGCATCACCAGAACCAGAGTTCGTAGCCTGAATCAGGAACGTACGATCAGTAGCAGTGTTCTGAGTGTGCTGGATGGTTAGGTTACCATCTCCATACTTATCGATGATCTGAGCAGTAGCGCCATCCAGATCGATATTGGGATCAGAATAATAGGAACGGACGTTGACATCAATTTCCCCAGCGCCAGAGTCCCCTGTATTATTAGCGCCAAACAGTAGATTGCCGCTCGTATCATTAACTTTGATATAGTTAAGATAATTGAATCCTCTGTATCCAGTGGTTGCAGTAAGTTCTTGATCAAGTTCAAAATTTTCTACGGTGTTACCGTCAGCGAAACCAATACGATTGTTTTGTAGTTGGAGGTTATCAACACCACGTTGTGCAATCTTTACATAACCACCTTGGATGTTACCAGCAGCATCCCACTCAGTTACATCAAAGTCTTCTTGATCGAATGATGCAAGACCCTTCTGAGGAGTCAGAGCAGATCCGAGATATCTCCAAGAGCCTGTATCGGAGGAGTCTGTGTGTGTCGGTTCACCGCTGCCAGCGTTAATATCAAGGATAGCCTCATACAGGCGATCATTCGTACCTTTAACTTTGTCATAACGAGAGTATGCAGTAGCATTATCATATACAGGTGCCAGAGTACCTTCTCTTGCAGTAGAGATAGGTGCAGTCTGTGCATAGGTCAGACGACCATATCTGTCAACAGTAAACTCAGTAGTGTTAACAGTCTGGTGAATAGTACCAGACTCAGCAACTGATGTCTCAGGTTCATCAAGAGATACTGATCCCGTGGGGTTATATGAACCAACAACAACAGGAGTATCAGCAAGATCGATCAGTGGGTTACCAGACTGACCGTTAGCATTAGATGTAAGAATACGACCAGGAGCACCAGTTACCTGACGAGTTGCATATGTACCACTACCAGTTCTATGCAGACTACCAACAGTAGTAATACCAACAATAGCAGTAAGGTTAGGGTCTAACGTCTGCGCGTCGGTAATGCCATATCCAGCAAGAGTATTAGGGCTGTCACCAGTGACGACCCTACCACGAGAGTCAATAGTGAGTCGTGTGTAAGTTGCCTGAGCAGTGAGATCATTCGGGTCGTAATGTGGAAGTCCAGGTTGATAGTTCAGTTCAGCAGTGATGTTGATGTTTGCGGAACCATCAAACGAGGCAGAACCTGACATGTCACCCGTCAGGGTGAAGTTTCTAGCGTTTGCTAGTCTAGTTGCCGTTGCAGCATTACCAATTAAGGAAGCAGTAATTGCACCTGCCTCAAAGTTACCGTCAGCATCCCGTTTAACTAGGGTGTTGGCGATGTTGGAGTCGGCTTCCAATGGTCGCTCGTATTTAAGCGAGTTCCATTGAGTAACACCATCCCCGATTTTCAGACGGGAGGTGTCTAGTTCGATCCCCAACTCACCTTGGGCGAGGATGGGGTTGACGTTCGCCCACTGCTGTGCGCCGTCACGTCTTAATTGGATTCTATTTGCCATTGCTTACAAACGCTAGCAGGGTCAGGTGTCTCTTTGTTTATTTATACCCAAAACAAAAGAGGACCCGAAGGTCCTCTTTGTTCATTCTTCGGTTGTTTCGGTTGCGGGTTCTTCGTCGGGTGGATTCAGATATTCTAGTGTCTCAATCGCACCGAGTAGTTTGAGTGCAGTCTGTTCGTTCTCACGAATTTTTTGCTGCATCTCCTTGGTCTCTTGGATAATCCTAGCATAACGATCCTTGAACCCTTTCAGAAGGTCTGCGGGGTCCTGAGTTTCTGTCACATCAGCAGGCATCAGTTCTTCTCCTTGTTAACTAATTGTAAAAGTAGACTTTTTATGTCTGACACATCAGATTTTAGAGCATTAACCTCACTTTGTAAAGTGGTGAATGACTCCTTCTTCTTTTGCCTCTCTCGATAAGAGGACATATAGTTGTCGTATACGTCCTTATCTCTGAGGAGGATAGCATTGGAATCTTTATCTCTAAAAAGTCCTCTGTTCTCGTCCCCCTCCACTGGTATATATTTAGGTACTCCGTTCTTCATGATGCAAATGCAATCGCCCTCATATCTTTAATCAATGGTACTTTTGCTTGGTTCTTAGACTTCATCACGATCTTGATCTGGAAGGCTTGGAATTCCTCACCTTCGACCACGTACTCGAAGTCTTCCCACTCTTCCTCACCCACGTTGGTTGATCCAATATCAGGTACAGGAATCTTGACGAATCCAATGTCGTTCATCTGTTTCTCAGAACCAGGTCTCTGGGTACGATAGTAGATGTCGATGTTGGAATCACCATATCGTTGCATGGAGATCATCACTCGGATAGATCTAGACACGTTAGCGAGTCTAGCAACTCTGGTCAAGTATACTGCATCGTTCTGATCACCATATGGGAGTGTAGATACATCACCCTGTGGGTTGATTTCAGATTGCAGACCCAGAACCTGAGGACCACCAGACCAGTTGTTGATTCTGTTAGAAGTAGTAATAACAGATACACGGTCGAGGTCGATCACAGGTGACAGGTTGTCAACATCTGTGTTCAGGTTAATCTTCATAGTCAAGGACTTACTACCTTCAAGTTTATTATCTTCGTTCAACTGCGAGCAGATAATTCTGGGGTTGTCGTAGTAGTTCTCTTCATTGATCTGTACATCATCATATGCACCGTTGTTAACGAACGACGCTTGGTCGGTGATAGTGCTACCACTACCGATAGATGTACCAGACGTTGTGTTCAGGGTAGGAACAACTCCTGTCTCCTTGAACTGCATAATCTGGATGGTAGGTGTAATCAATTCAAACGGAATGTTCTTAGTTGCCTGCACCTTATATCCACCTGTTCTGATACCAACGTTAGCAACAGATTGTGTTACCAGAGCGTAGGAGTCGAGAGTAGGATCTTGGATACCACTGTGGACCTTGTTGATCTCTGTCAGAGGAATACCGTCAAGGTTGTAGCATTCAACTTTGGATCCAGTAGTCCATTCCAAGGCAGCAGTACCGCCAACGCCTCTACCAGAAGGAGCAACAGTGATCGTCTGACCATCATCACTGATGTCAGAGTATGCAATGATTTCGTTAGGAACGAAGTCACTGATGTCAGTCCATGCTTCCGTACCACCATCTGTGCCAGGTAGAGCACCAACAGGTGCAGGCATTGCAAACACATCACTAGTAATTCTCACATAACCAGGGTTAGTAGTAGAGATAGGTCTACCATTAACGATCTTGTGGAAAGAACCAGCGTTGCTCACACCAATCTGTGTAGCGGTACTAGACAGAGTTTGTGTGGATGTTGTAGGTGGCATCTCAGAAATAACACCCGTAATCTTAACGTTGTTAGATCTGTTGTGCATACCGTGGTTAGGATGAATCATCACAACCTTCTTATCCACAGTACGTGTTGACGGTGTGATAGCAGGATATGCAGTGTAAGAGTCACCGCTGTATGCAACAGCAGAGTAACCAGATACCTGAATACTACCACCAGCGATGTTCAACTGTTCAGTAGAACCGTCAAACGCTTTGTCAACATAGTTGGCAACAATAGTACCATATGTACCAAGAGCAGGATCATATGATGTGATAGTACCAGTTGCACCAGAGGTTGCACCAACGAAGGTGTCACCAGCAGCAGGAGTACCATTACTAGGAGTTGCTGACAGAGTGAAAGTAGCAAGAGATTGAGATGACTTCAATGCTTGGAACGGGTTGCCGTTACCATCAAGGAAACCTTGCTCAAAGGTGCCAACAATACCCTTAACTGTCAGAGTCTGTGGGTTGGATGCAGAATCGAACTCTTCAATAGTTGCCTCAGCGTTAGAGGGAGACTGAATGATACGAGCACCGATAGTGAAGTTGTAACTATTGCCAGTAGGCAGAGTCAGTGTCTGCTTAGGTTCAATAGTCAGGACGGGATTGACAGTCAGTGAACTGATACCATCATTACCAGATCCAAGTTCAGCGTTGACAAAGGTAGCATTACCGATGACACTCTTATTAAATACAGCACGATAGAGATTGAACTTCAAGTCTTCATACTGGTCAGCGGTCCACGTAGATGCGTTCTGTGATTTGAAGAGCACACCAGCATAGGGTTGTTCGGAGATCGTTCTTGTACCAGTGATGTCAATGTCACCCATACGTGAGATCCAGACTTTGTATTCGTTAGAGTCAGAGAACAGCACGAAGCAATGTTCTTCGGACTCAGGGATATACACAGGTGCAGGGAAGTTAAATCTAGTAGCAATAGATGCGTTGTCAGAAACTTCAACCTCAGTAGGTCTCAGAGTAACGTCAGAGAAGGGCAGGATGTCCTTAGTCGGATAACCATTTTCCATAGGACGGATCTGCATCGAGATAGGAATCTTAGTATCCTTTGTACCGAAGTAGATGTCCACACCAGTTACGAATGTACCACCCTGTTCTTCAAGCAGGAAGGATTGTGCCAGAGGGTCCCACCAACCAACCTGTCTGGTGTTGGTACGAACAGAACGAACCGTTCTTCTCTGAGTAACAGTATCTCTAACAACTCTTGCATTTCTAACAGCAAGGATGTTTTCTTGCAGGGTATTCAGTGTACCTCTTGCTGTGTATTCTGCCTCAGCAGCAGAGTCAACAGCACCTGGCAGTCTGCTATCTTGCTCAGAAGAAGACAGACGGAACACTCTGGAACCAGTTGCCCAACGTGGGTTGGAGTTGTTAGCAGGGTTCGGAATGAAGAAGGCACCCTTGATGATACCAACCAGGTCAGATACCAGACGACGGTCCTTAGCAACAGCACGAGCACCAGAGGTTGCACCAATCAGAACCTCACCCACAGCAAAGTTGCCATAGAAGTTAGGGTTGACGGTAGCAGAAAGAACCTGGGTATCGATGTTCAGTACACCAGTCTGTGATGCATAGGAGTCAGGCAGAAGGTCATTGGTTGCACTGTAAGGGTTGGTTGTCAAACCATCGTTAGGTGCAGCAACTCTGAATCTACAACCAGATTGCACACCATATACAGTCTCACCAATAACGAAAGGAGTCTCGTTAGTGTTGCTATCCTCAGAAGAGTTCTTAACGATCTCAATCAGTTTAGGAATGATATAGTTTTGGATGTTATCGTTATCGAAGAATGCATACATTCTCGTCTTAGGCTTCACACGCTCAACGTCGAAACCAACGTTACGAGAGCGGATCCATGGGATGAATGTACTATCGATGACACTATCACCCAAGGAGCGACGGTCAATTCTAGGAACAACTCTGAGTCGAGTACCAGATCTTACCTGACGACGTGTAGTGGTAGTAGACTGAGATGCAAGAATACGTCTAGGTACACCACGGGAGAATGAAGTCTCTCTCCAAGTTCTACCGTTAGATCTTCTAGTACCAGTCCAGGTAGTTCTCCATGCTCTCCACTGAACAGGGGCGAAACCTCTGTTGTTAGTGCCGAGTCTTTCACGAGTTGCACGGAAGTTACCTTCAATAGTAGTAACACGAGCAGGAACACGACGTGTGTCAGTCCAGTCATCCGATGCAGGCAGAAGGTCGATACGACCAATGAAGGTGAACACGTTGAATGGGTTCACGTTCTCTAATCTAGAAGCATAGGGCTGCTTGATGATCGGATCCTCTTCATAAGGAAGAGTCAGAACATTACCACCGATCTTACCACCCAGTGCAGGGTTCTCTCTCCACCAGACCAGGTTGCTAGACAGAGCAGTGCTGTATTGCAGAGCAACGTTAGTGGTGTAGTGAGAAGGACGGAGGACACCCTCGGTGAAGTCCATCGAACACTTGAAGTCCTGATTATCAACATCAGAGGAAGAGTGATCGGTGAAGTCATCTACCAGGAATCCATTCTTCAATCTGTCGAAACCGTCAGCATCAAATGCTTTGAGGTTTCTAGCATCAGATTCAAGCAGTGACAGAGAGGTGTAGTATTCCAGAGACTGCAATCTACGGTCCATGTTACCGATGTCTTCCATCGTGTAACGACGCTGCTGGTGCAGTGTAATCAGAATGTCATCTTCAACATCATACACATATGGTTCATACTGGATCTTCGCCAGCAACATAGCGTTGTCGATGTTGTCTGCTTCTGGGGGATCCTCAGCAGGGACACCCTTAGAAAGTTTGAGGTCACCATCATGTGCCATGAACAGTTTGTCCTGTCTAGGCAGATAGTATTCATAGTCAAGACGGATCTGTTCTTCTACCTTAGGAATGTTGAAGATGGTAGAACCACCTGCACCACCAGCAGAAGTAAAGACTCTTGAATCGAAGTCGAGGGACTTACAGTTAGTGAAGAAGGGTTGTTCAACAGTACCAGAACCAGATGCAAGTTCACCAACAGCAGGACGGAAGTCCAGAGTGTCGGTCAAGAACTGAGTGTTACGAGGTCCACGATCTCTGGGAATCTCAGAGAAAGTAATACCAGTGTAAGACTGGTTAGTGAAGTAATCACCAGATGCTTCATGGATGAAGTAGTCAAACACAACTGCCAACTTACGCTTGGGTTCAGAGGTGCCTGCTTTTCTTACCAGTTTAGATACACTGTAATAGTAAGAGGTAGTGTTCTTATCAAGATAGAAGTCCTGAGTAATGTTCTTAGAACCTTTCTCGATTGCATTCTCACCGTCATCTACAACACCGACCAAAGTATTCAGATCGTCATCGAAACCATCGATGGTTTCACCAGTGTTAAAGAACTCGGTGGATACAGGAACAACGTACAGTCTATTGTTGGCAGCGTTGAAAGATACAACACGCGCTCTGGCATTGGAAGTTCTACCAATGACAACAGAACCAGGATCAAAGTATACGTTCTCTGTCAGAGTAATGAAGGGGACCTTGGCGTCCAGGTCATCCTCAGACTCATATACAGCGTGTAGACCATACACATCATTCAGAGCGAATGAGATCTCTTCGTCTTCGATACGAGTACCATACAGGTTACCGTATGCCAGACCATAATTGATAACGTCGTTCTGATTTCTGGTGCGAATGACCTTCATGGTCCTCATCTTCGCAGCAGTCTTAATCTTCTTAGATACTGTGTTCACAGACACAGCAGCAGTCAGTGTTACCTGAGAGATGTTGTTGACTGAACCACCAGAACCGTCATTCAGACCAGTAACCTGCAAGGACTGTCTGTTAGCACCGAAGGATACACCGATAGTCGGGTTCTGCTTTTCAGATTCCTCTTCGATGTCAAGATTAGTTCCAACTGCCCAACCATATCCTGTATTGTCGTTAGCACCGACAGTAATAGTTAGGTTGTAGTTCTCACCATCAAGGGTAGTGAACTGCTCGTTCTCAGGCAGCGTGAAGGTCACGTCACCAGATGACAGAGGCTTGTTAGCAAACGTCTTGATAGTAACAAACGATTCGTCAGCAACCGACTTGATAGCACGCTTCGGCATATCGATAGCGAGTTCGCCATCTCTATTGATCTTCTCAGTGAAGTAAGGACGGAGACGTGTTACCTGAGTAGCAGGATATTCAGCGTCAGTAATACTACCCTTAGTCAGAGAGGTATCAAGTTTTGCTTCTTGTGATCCGAAGTCAAATACAGGGGTCAGACCACTGTTCTTTCTATTGTTAGTAGTGAATGCAACGTTAGAAGGATCAATACGCTTGATACGCAGTGAAGTGCTACCTTTCTTGTCAGTATTAGTAGGAGAAATAACATCACCAGGTCTGAGATCAGCAGAGAACTCAGTATCGAAACCAGTAATGTCCTGACCACTTGCCTGATCAACAGTAATAGTCTTACCAATCATGGTAAGTGATTCTGTCAGAGCAAGAGATGCTGTAAAGATAGGAGTAGCATTGTTGCTAGATTCATAACCAACTAACTGACGAACGTCAGATCTTTCAAATGCATAGAATGCATTCAGTACATCAATAACTCTTCCGTCACGCTCAATGACTTCACCTTGCTGGAACTGACCAGATACCTGGTGTACCATTGCATAGTCAGCAGCGGCAGAGTGGACATATCCTCTTGCACCAGAAGAACGACCCACCAACATTTCACCGTCGATGATGCTCTGAGAAGATGCAAAGTTCAACACAGTGAACATTTGGATGTCAAAGAGGAAGCAATTATACTTATTACCATCCTTTTCGAGTTGCAGAACTCTTGCCTTACCAATCAAGTTACCCTTGATGGTGTTAGAAGGACCAGTACCTAACCAGTCATCTCTAAGGTCAACAGTCTGATAGCACTCAGTTACGTTCTCACCAGAGATACGAGGCCATCCCCAAACGTCATATACCTCTACGGATTGTGACAGGTCAACAGGTACAATCTGGTTCTGACGACCAACAAAGGTACGAGGTTTAGGAGTATCAACATAGGTAGGTGCCAGAATCTGTGTTCTGTAACCTTTTACATATGCTTTACCAGGACCAATTTCCAGGGCAGCATACATCTCACTAGCAACTTGTCCATCAGGAGAAGTTTGACCAGGAGTATATACACCATTGTTGAAGTTATCGTTCAGGTGCTCTCTGGCACGTACGTCGAACGTATCGACAACATAGTCACCATGCGTTTCATACGTTCTACGAGCAATCGACTTTTCGATCTCGTTATATTCCGTACGGTCAACAAAGTTCTCAACCGACGAGTTCCTGATGCGAAGCAGTTCGATGAAGTTTTTGTCGGTCTCATCGTTGATTGGCTTTTTAACAAGTTGAGTCTTGATTCTGAATCTGTGAGCACCAGGTGCAGAGTAGTTGGACGCACCAATGGCATTGTCTGTAAGTGACGGGTCATCCTCTGGTGTAATAATAGATTCGCTAACTTCAAATCCGACTCGGTAGGATGGGTTGTTTGTGTACTGGTCAAGGATGATGTATTCAGAAGGAATATCAACGAAGTGTCCACGGATAAAGTAAACACCTTCACTGATGTATGCAGTAGAACCGACTTGTGCGGCGTCCACTGGAAGCATCTGAGCAAACGGAGAACCAGTCTCAATCAGGGTGTTACCGAACGTAATCTCTTGTTCAGCAACCAACTGTTCGTTGTTTTGGAATCTCTTAGTGGTTGTATCAGAAGTAGTATCCCCAGATTCTACATACTTGATATAGAAAGTGATGTAACCACGATCACTTTGAGTAGCAGGAATGGTATAAAGAACCTTTGCCTTAATACCTGTGGTCAGACCTTCAATGATCTTACCTTCAAGTTGAGTCCTATATGTTTCAACGTCTACACCCAGGAATGCCTGCTGGATTAAAATACAGTCAACGTTCAGGTCATAACCCACCTGTCCAGGGATAACCATCGCACCCTCTTTGAAGAGGTGCTGTCCCATTGCTTCGATCTGATTCTGCAAGATCGATTGCATCGTCGTAAGTTCCCTTGCTTGGATTGGGAATCCAGGTCGGAAGAGAACTCTGTAAAAGTTTTTATCCTTATCGAAATCGTCGAAGTAAGGAGAAATGTTTAGGTTTGTATTCTGGGGCATCTCGTTAGAACTCGATTACGATTTTGATATCTTCAATTTGGTCACCAGCACGAGAAATCGCGCCTCTATTATCTATATAGATGATCTCGCCAGAGTTCGGTTCGATCTCTGACTTAGCATAACCATTGGTGAACGACATACCAAGATCGTACTCAGTGTTGTTAATAACACGAGTAGAAATACCCGACACAACAGGGAAGTTGATGTCTGGGTCTGCCGATGTACCTGAGGTAGAACCTGTGACTGGGTTACCACCTTCAAACTCTGTGAGGTTACCAGTAATCTCAGGGAACACACCATCGATTCTGTTCTGATAGTATTTCAGAACTTTGGTTACGTTATTCCAAGAGATAACTCGACCACGAGCAGTTACCTGCTGTCCACCCACCGTTCTTGACTGAGTAATGATCTCGTCAGTCTGGAACTGTCCAGTAAAGGTAGGAGAGAAGATAACAGCTTTGGTAGCAGACAGAGTAACAGCAGATGTAAGTTCTGTCGTACCATACTGATTGGGGTTGATAACCAGACCGATACGACGATAATCGTTGTCAGTCGGGAAGTCACCTGATCCTTCATCATAGGTGAACTTCGTGTTGATCATCACACGGTAACCGCCCAGTTCCTTGGCGGGGGATGATCCATGACCAGTGTCGGGAGGAATGATAACGTCAATGGCAGCACCAGTACCTGTACCAGCACCAATACCGTTGACCTCATCGATAACAACCTTACCGAAAGTATATCCAGAACCACCAGAGGTCACTGTGGCATTTACAATTTTACCACCGTCAACCACCAGAGAAACACGACCACCAACGCCATCGCCTTTGATGGGGACGTTCTCATAAGTACCGTTGTTGTAACCAGTACCCGATGCTTGGATAACAACACTGTCAATCTCACCACCAACGGCATCACCTGTCACAGCAACGTCGCTGAGCACAGGCATGTAATCGTTGGAGAAGAATTTCAGAACCTGTCCAACAGGAATCGTATAGAGATACTTCCAACGGTAACCATCAGCAGTTGTGATAATTGAAGTGGAGGTGCCAGTAGGCTCAACAGTAGAAGGTTTACCGTTAGGATCAGAAGGACTTGTCCCGTTATAGATGCACTTGTAGACTTGATACTGCGAGTTAACAACGTAGAAATCTGCGTCGTATAGTTTCGTAGCACCCGATGATGCCGTCTTTGTGGAAGAGTAATCATGGCGATACATATCATAAACATAACCCAAACCACCAGTGGTTTGTTCTGGGGGAGTCCAGTCAATACGTCTGATAACTTGAATCGTGTCGCTAGCAAGCACACGCTTCAAAGAGATCATGTCAGAAAACGTATCACTAAACTCTTGGAACGAGTCCACAGGAGTTGGAGGAGCATTTTCATTGTCCCATTCTTGGGGACGACCAATAAACACGTACAGTCGATCTCTCGATGCACCTGCTACGAGGTCAGACTGCGTGGGATCGGCACCCTCTAACGATTTAATAAATCGCTTCGCAGTAAAAATTCTAAATTGATCTGTTAGAAGTGCCATCTTTAAGCAGTTACCTTCCTTTTATTTATGGGGTTTACTCAGGTTCAGTTCTGACGAGGTTAGTGAACTCTTGTCTATTGAACGTAGAGGTAGCACCAGATGTTTGACCAGCCAAGTTATCTGACGTGGTGAACATGTAGGTATTACCATTATTCACGATGTTAGAGAGATATAACAAACGGTATCCAAAGTCGTCGGCAGTCTGATCAAACGAAACGACCGTTGCTGAAACTCCTGTCGTGCTACCAGTAACAGTTTCGCCAACCTGATATGGAGTGTCATTCCAGGTCTGAACTTTTATAGTAGTTGTAGAAGTATGATCAACACCATCACCCAGAGCACCAGCAGTATTAATCGTGGCAGTCAGAGGTACGAGGTTAGAGTCATAAATTTGATCACCTGTTTGGAACAGCGTGGTGTTCTGTCCACCAACAGTTTCTTCAATACCATACAGTGAGGATGAAATACCACCATCAAGGTTGATCTCGTTCTCAAAGTCTGTATCAGTATTTACCAGGTCAATGATACCGTCACCAGCACCATCAACTTCATCGTCATCTTCAAATACAAATCCTTCCAAGGTGCTAATAGGATCTGTGAATGTAATGATGCTGCCCTCATCATCCTCTAACAAGGTATGTGGACTTACACCAGTTCCTGATGATGCAGCAGAACCTGCAATGAACTGAATCACAGCAGTCTTCTCGTTAGATCTACCACCGTCAATGAATGCCAGTTCGTCAACTTGGAACGTCAGGAACAGTTCCTTAGTCTCAGGACGCCAGTCATAAACAATAGCAACCTTGTTACTCTTATCTTCTTCTACTCTTCTAACACGGTCAGCAACAGTGAAAGAGTATCCAGAGATGCCAGTATTAGGATCAGTTGCAAGGTTATCCAGGATCACACGCTGGTCATAACGGAAATTGATACCTCTATCACATCCAGTGAAAGAGATCGGTGTCTTACCTGTATATCTAACAATCTCTCTACCAATCTGGAACTTACCAGAACCAGGGAAAGCGTTAGTAGTTTCTACATACAGAGTTGTGTCAGCAGGTTGAGCATCTCTGATCAACGCTGTCATATTAAAGAACGAAGACACCAGAGAAGTTCTGTTTCTCTGTGTTCTAATCAGGTTGGTATCACGAGTGAAGATAACATTAGGAGGAGATGTATATCCACCACCAGGGTTCAACAGTGTGATGTTTGAGATACGACCCAAGTTGATCTCTGCCTTTGCCTCGGCACCAGATCCACCACCACCAATAATTTGCAGAATAGGAGGAGTCTCAAAGAACTCACCCTCTGATGTAACTCTAATGTCTTCAACAACACCGAACTGATTAACTTCGGCAACACCACTAGCGCCACCTCCACCACCACCAGAGATAACAATAGTAATATCTTCTGCGGTATAGTTTCTGCCGTTGTTCTCAACAGACAGACCAGTCACACCACCAGTAACAGGAACCAGTTCTGCACCAGATCCACCACCACCTCTGAGGTATGCCTCAGCAGTAAAATAACCATCACCAGGTTGATTAACCTGCAAGAAACTTACAGATCCATCAGGATTCAAAAATATATTTGCATCTGCATCAGTAATACCATCATCATTACTAACAATATCCAGACGAAGAGGATCATAACCCTCACCAGGATCTACCACATCAACAGAAAGAATCTCACCGTTGTCTGCAATGTTTGCTCTAAGAACGGCGTCTCTGATAGGAGTACCACAGTTGCCAATAGACAACTTCGGTGGATCGTTAGGGTCATACCCACTACCACCATTAGTTACGATAACGTCCTTAACTCCGTAAACAGAGTTAAAGACGGGTTCGATAGATGCACCTGATCCTGGGACTGTTCTTGGCATTAGACTACCGTGATATTACCTTTCATAAGAGAGTGGATATTGCACTGATAAACATAAGTTGTACCAGCAGCAAGATCTTGTGGGACTGTCCAGTATTGGACGCCGTTGATAGATCCACTAGTTCCACTGATCTGAGAACCACCGTCAGAAACTCTCAGTTCCAAGGGGTGTCCACTGCCAGTGGTGTTATCAAATCTGTATGTAAATCCACGATACACATAGATTGTAGGATCCGCCTGATCAGCAATACCAGGACCAGTTACCTGATATGCATTGCTGTTGTTAGCAGAGAATGAATAACTCAAAACAGGAGATGCTACTGCTTCGTATGCAGATGCTCCGCGAACCAGGGACTGTCCTGCGTTTGCACTGGGTAGTGCGACAGTGTTAGTAATAGTAAGCGTTGACCCAGATACAGCAGTAGTGATCCCAGTGCCCCCAGCAATCGTGACAGAAGAATCAGAGGCGTTAGCAGTATACGAACCAGTGTCTCCTGCAAGTGCTTGAAGGACGTTCTGGACGACGTTGGGTGAGTCATTTGTGATCGTGATTGCGCCTGCATTCAGGTTAGTGCTGATTCCAGAACCACCAGTAAAGGTGATGGAGTCAGTTACCGTAGTTGCAGTTGTAGTACCGTTATCAGCACCAAGGGTGGTGAATACATTCTGGTTCAGGTCACCCAAGGTGCCTGTCATATCAATAGTAAGAGTATCGCCAGAAAGACTAGTAGAGATATTTGTACCACCAACGATATTAAGAGTATCGTTAGGCGCAGATGCAGTGGTTGATCCAGTGTCACCAGTGACACTCTCAAATAAGTTTTGGGTTGTTCCACCGCTACCACCTGTTCCTTGTTCGTCATTAGCAGGTTCCCATGCACTATTACTATCATTCCATTTCAGAACCTGACCATCAGAGGGACCACCGTTAACAGTGGTATCAACGTCAGACAGAACAGTAATACTTTGGTTCTCATCTACCAGAGGAATCCATGCGGCAGAGTGAGCAAAGTATGCCTTGCCAGTAGCGTGAACGTGAGCAAGCATACCGTGATGGTTAGTCGCATCAGGAAGGTCGCCCAAAGTAGCGTAAGGAGCGTACCATTTGAGGTATCCATCGTCACCGTCAATATAAGTGTAAGAAGAACCAGATCCACCTGCCCACAGTTGGATATCACCAGTTCCAGTTTGTTTGATGACAATGTTGTCTGTGCCATCACAAACAATGTCATTGCCGTTGGTATCCAGGTTACCAGTCAGCAGATTGAAGTCTGCACCACGGAATGCAGGAGTCGGAGAGCTGCTCCATTGCAGGACTTGACCATCGGTAATCCCTGCACCGACATCGAACAGTACGTCAGTGTTGTTACCCAACTTCTGATACAGTTCCTCAAAGTTGGCATTATATTTAATGGCACCATCTCTTAGGGTATCACCAGTACCATCATTTGCCGAAGATCCAATACCAACTAGCTGTTTTGCCATGATCGTTCTTTTTTTACAGTTCTATTTATGTTGCGTCGAATGATGTCTGCGTAGTGTCAAACTTCGCTTCCGTAGAGGAGAAGTCTGTATCGCCCTGACCATCACCGAATCCAGTCACAGTCAATGTCACCACATCAGATGTGAGAGGTGAGTTCTGTGCAGGAGTAATACCTAATCCAAGAGGACCACGTACCTCACATCTGAACTTATATCCAGACATGTAGTTGAGTGCTGTAAATGCATATGTTGCATTAGTTGCACCAGTCAACACAGCAAAGGAGAATCCACCGTCAGTAGATCTATACCATTGGTATGCCTTAGGACCATCCTCAGGACTGATAAGTGCAGATATACTGAACGTGACAGTCTGACCAACGTTGATCGTTGCGTTCTGAGGTTGATTGGAGATAAGGATAGTTGCAGGAACAATAGTTCCACCGCCACCACCTTGATCGGGTGGGGGAGGTGCAGCAGCACCATTGTTCGGTGGTTGGTTCAATGCTTCACGAGAAGTCAGTCCAACTAGGTATGGGAATACTGCTTCAAGGTTATCTTCGCTATCTAACTCAGTAGATAAGAAGTAAGCATATGTGCCATCCTGAAACTCTGGTGTAATGCAAAAACGTCCATTATGGTAGTCGAGGTTACCAAGACCCTCAGCATACTCCCAGTCCGCCATCAGAGCGCCTGCTGGGGGGTTCTGCTGACTGTCTCCGTAGGTAGGTCTACCGTCCGCTTCTTCTGACTTAACTCTATATGAACTAGTTGCCAGAGCAATCGCAGAGTTATTATCCCAAGCATCATTATATAGATATGGTCCATATACAGGGAACCCGTCAAAGGCATAACCAAGAATCTTAGAGTGACCATCTGGATGTCTCAGATTGTCTCCATTGTACTGAGATGATCCATAATAATCGTTATATGATGCCATGACAGAATTGTCCTTCCAGCATTCCAGGAAGTGTGTGTCATGGTAATGATATTGTCCTGTATTCTCTGGGTGACCACCACAACTGTCGTCACCGAAGTCTACTGGGGACCCTTCATAATGTGCATTCCATTGGAATCCAGTCGGAGGATTTCCTCCTGCTCCTGCACTGGGATTGAAAAATACAACCCCGTTAGCAGCAATGCCAATAGCACCCAGAGGCGTTTCAGACCTTCCATTGCGTTGATCATAATAAGTGTACGAACCAGTGTATCCAGATCTCTGGAAATCCATGATCAGTTCTAGATACTGATCACTTGCTCTCCAAAACTCCCCAGCAGTGGCAGTTTGTTCAGTTCCTTTGTATACGAATACTTGCTTTCTTTCGTTGATTGTGTTCTCATCAAACACAAACAAAATTCTGTCACCAACTCTAATAGCACTACCCAACAGGGCATTGTCCGCAACAGACAAAGGGATCTGGATGAAGAAACCCTCATGAGCAAAGGTATTGGTATCAAACGTTCTAGTTATACCGAACGTTCCACCTCTGTATAAAAAAGTATGCTCAAAATCCTGCTCAGATACCTGATTAGGATTATTGAGATTGGGAAAAGTACCATACAGTACGGGGTCTGGAAGTCCATCCCCGTCTACTGTAAGGTTCTTAGTACCAGCGTTATATTCAGCGGTTGCTGTCATTGCACTTTTTGACTATTTATTGGAAAATCTGAGTCGGGTTAAAGTTGTTGATGATAGTAGCACCAGTCTGTACTGTGAGGATCACAGAGTTGGAGTAGACAGGTGTAGCACCAGCAGCAGTAATCGCAACACGGAACTCATCTCCATCATCTGCCTGTTCAGCAGGGTTGGAGGTGTAGATCGCAAGCGTGGATCCAGTAATGTTGTTCCAGTCAGTCTCACCGTACTGCTTACGCTGCCACTGATAGTTGAGAGCAGTTGTACCGACTTGATTATCGGAACTGTTCACGAACTGACCAACGACGGTAAACTGTGCAGTCTGATCTTGGTTCACGGTCACGTTCACAGGTTGTGAAACGATGTTGATATAACCAGGTGTGATAACAATCGGGTTGCCCTGAGCGTCAGTACCTTCACCAGCGTAGGTGTCGAAACCTTGGTTCACAGCAGGACCAGAAGGAACAACGAAGTCGTCATCCACGACAGTCTCAACGGTCACTGCGGGTTGCGCGTAACCAATACCAGGAGTCTTCACATCAATTCTCATCAGACCCATGAGAGCGCGGACACGACCATCGAAACCAGTCGAGGAAACCACATCCACGTTCGGGCGCGTGGTGTAACCATCACCAGGTGCGGTAATGATTGCCTTGGTGATCTCACCAGACTTGATGTCAGCAAGTGCCTCAGCGTTACGACCCTTAACGGTGCCCGTGTACTCGAAGGTGATCAAGGAGTTGGAAGACTCAATCAGAGCGACCTCACGAGGATCTGCCTCACCTTCGATTTGCAGAATGTCACCTGCCTCAATCGGAGGTACGACAGTTGCCGCGATCACGTCAGCGTCAGAACCGATGTAGGAGAAGGCAACGAATGTAGATCCTGCGCGAGGAATCTCAGCGAAGATGATTCTAGAACCAACCAGTTCGTAACCAACACCAGGTTCCTGAATAACACCATTGAGCGAGACGATGATGTTGTTCTCAGGCAGAATCGTGTTGGACGATACACCCTCGGTCAGAGTCAGTGAGTAGAAACCACCCTGGTATTTGAGGTTGAAGGACGAGCGCAAGGAGTCAAACTCAAAGCTGATGTCATCCAGTTGTCTCAGTTTACCTACGTAGTAACCAATGAACTCAGAACCGATGGTAGGAGGTTCAGTGAACTGAATCTGATCGGAGAACGCCGTGTAAGCGAAGTTAGCGCCAGGAGGTTGCAGAACACCGTTGACGAATACGAGCAGGTGTCCAGCAGGATCTGGGAAGTATGCTTCGCCGTTGTTGACGGTGAGTTTGAAGGAATCAGCAGATCCGTCGAATCCACGGAAGAAGCGGTCGCAACGTCCTAGGAGATTCTTGGATTGTGATACAGCAGCGTACCAACCATAGTCTGACTTGACAGTAAGGTTAGATGGGAAGTCACCGTTGACATCTTCCAACCAGAGGCGACCAGTGTTACCGCTGATTGCCTTACCTGCGACCTTACCGTACGAAGTGTAGTCGGTAACAGTCTGTGAGATGATGTCACAAGAGATAATCGGGAAGTTATTGAGGTTCTCAAACCTACCCAATCCAGTACCACCCGCGAGCAGTTCAGCAGGATCCGTAGTGGTAACTCCATTAGCATCTGCGCCATAAGGTTGCAGGTTAGCAATCCAGATCTTGTGGATGCCATTGTCAGGATCATACTGGTAATCTGTGACCATAGCGGTCCAACCAGGGATCTTAGGCACAGAACCTGAGAGCAGGTAGACGATATCGCCAGCGGCAAAGTCACCAGTGAAACCTTGGTCTCTCAGGACATTGTTGATGTTGCACTCAATAACTTTCTCTGCATGGAGGAACTGATTGAGTTCGATATCTTTGAAACCAGTCTTGGTGATGTTACCGATGTCAAGGATCTTGTCAGTGATAGAACCGTAGATGATGTCACCATCGATGAAGTCATCTTGCAGAGTTTCAATGTCAATCGTGACACGACCACCCAGGTTGCTAGTCAGAGAACCAGCAGAGTTTTCGTAAGATACGATTGTTGCCTCAGCACCATTGCCCTTGTTGAAGATGATCTCGCCGTTAGCGAATGCACCACGGTCGATGTTGACCAACATGCGATCAGTTCCTTGTCCAACGATGGTAGCAGTGATGCCACTATCAACGCCTTCCAGAACCTGAGTTTCACTGATGCTACCAGTGACGTTCTCGATATAGATCCAACCTTCATCCTCATTATCGCCCGTGAGGGTTGATGTTTGGAGCACGATAGCGTTGTTAGCACCAGCACCTTGAACCTGAACTTGTTCACCCACAGTGAATCTGCCAGTGGCACCGCTGATGTTATATCTGCGATACAGTTTGACAATCTCTGCTTCGTTGTTTCTAGTTCTGACAATCTCAGAAGAAGCGTCAGATGTAGTACCAACAACCACGTCAGCAAGGTTGAAACCACCACTGACAGGATTATCAACGTCTCTGGTGCCGAAGGTAGTAGGCTTACGGTGGATGCCAGAGCGTACAGGTGCTTGGAGTTGCTGAGCACCAGTCAGTCTGGTGTCAACTGCGAATCTTCTGAATCGTGCGTCATGTCTGATCTCTTTTGTGATCTCAAACTGTGTCGGAGTTGCATTCAGAACGTAGTAGTAATCTTGACCAGTGAGGGCAGGCTCAACGTCACCAGATGCGATTGAGTAGGAAAGTATGTCACCGCGTGAGTAGAAGTTAGGACGCTGAATGATAAGTCTGTGCTCTCTGTTCTCATATCCAACTTCAACAGACGGAGTGTTGATAACCAGATCAGGATCAGTGTTCCAGTCAGTTCCCTCGTTATAGAGGTTACGCAGGTTAGTAGCATGAACGTTGTTAGTCCACTGAACACTGTTCTGTGAAGGAGGTGTACCTCTGCTGATAGCAAAGTATGCAGCGTTAAGGGAACTGTCAATCTTGAACTGAGAAGACTCCTTCTCATATTCAAAACGGTTGTCAATAGCACCCGTACCAAAGTGAGTCTCATCTTGGAATACATCGTACTGATAGAACTCACCACCCACGAGAACGTCGTTATAGTCATCACAAATACGCTTGGCATACTCACTGACACGAGTTACATACCAGAGCAGGTGCTGCTTAGTGATATTCGGGAAGGCAATGAAGTTGCCCTCACCATCGAACCAAGTGTTGACAAGTCTCAGAACACCAACGTTACCACCAGTATTCAAGTCATACAGTAGACCGTTAATAAGGTTCTCACCGAAGGAAAGGTCAGCATTCGTCGTAGGATATGCAGTTTGTACCTCAGCAAATGCCTTGCCAGCGACCACATGCTTGTTGAACAAGATACGCTTAGCAACTCTCTGATCAGACTTAGATCCACCACCCAGAGACTCGATCATGAGATCGAATAGTGACTCAGATGCGGACGTTACGTTGTAGCAAGTGTAATACTGATAGGCAGTATTGCTGTTGTAACCAGTGTTGCGAGTAACTGTGGACAGGTGAGTTGGGGAAGGTGATCCCGAAGAAGCAACTGTGACAGTATCAATAACAAGGTCAAACAGAGATTCAATGGTGGTTGCTTGTGTGGCACAAGTAGTATTCCACTCAGCACCCATCTCATATGTGATAGTTACATCACGCTCACAATACTCAGGAGAGTATTTGATAGGCCAGATGTACGGCATCGTCTTAGTGATAGTACCGTCACCAATACTTGCAGGCGTGGTGATTGTATCAGTTACGATTGTCATCAGAGTAGTGATGGCAGAAGCAACGTCAGCACACTTAGGATTAGCAGTATCAGCAGTGATTGAGTAACCACCCACGTTGTATGGGAAGTAATCAAGATCTGCGTAGAACTTCTGAGTCTGACCATGTGCAGCAGTAATAGTGATGGTCTCATTTCTCATTGATTGCAATGCAAGATCTCTTGCCTTATTAACAATCCAGATGGACTCAGTAGAAACACCTACGATATGTTGCAGGTTAGATCCAGAAGCATACAGTTCCGCTGCCATGAAGACTTTGTTGTTACCACCGTGACGGAGGTTCCATACAGCAGCCTCAACAATGTCAGCAACGTCATGAACACAATCGATATAACCGTTAGTGGTAATAGCGTCTTGCTCGGCACTTACAAAGGTGTGAGCATACTGGAATTCAGTAGCAGCAACGCCAACGTTAACAGTCATGGTGTTTGCATCGACAACTGTTACTGCCAAAGAAGAACCCCATGCAGGATCACTAGAACGAGGATAGACGTGCTCAGTAGCATTAGAATCCTGTGTACAAGTGAATACCAAAGAACCAGGTCTGATGGTAATTCTATTGCCAGTAGACAGGTTATGGTTTTCAGTAGTATCAATAGTCAGCAGACCACTAGTGTGGTTGTAAGTGACATTACTAGGAGTCAACTCAACACCGCCAGAACCACTCTGACCATTGATGTTCAGTGAGGGGAACTGTGCTCTGCCTTGTGCGACTGCTTCCTCAGCAATCAGACGGATGTTTCTTTCAATGACGTTTGCAGCATCGATGAATCTGTCATCAACAGCGTTACGCTCGTAAGTAGAAGCATCAACGTTGTTAAGTGAAGAACCACCAGACAGAGGATCGCCAGTTACAGGATCAACACCACCACCTTCGGGATCATAGATGTAAAGGTTCTCACGACCGAAACCATTTCTCATGGTCAAGATGCAGATCTCAGCAGCGATCTTCATTACGTCACGAGCAGCGTCGAGTTCAGACTCAACGTGCTTCAAACTACCATCCTCATCATTCAGATAGAGTTTTGCAGCATCCCATGTTCTGCTGTTACCACCGAATCTCAGGTCATGAATGATAGAGTCGATGATATCGATAACGTCATCAATACAGTTCTGAGCACCACCAGGGATTGCCAAGTCAAGATACTTGGACATTCCGTTCATTGTATAGACTGCTTCGGAAGCAATTACGTGCTTGTTAGCAGAAAGGAGATTAGCAGTATCAAGGTTCTTATCAACGTCGCTGCTATTACCACCCTCATAACCCTTAGGATCAATAGTGATAGTGTCATCTCTGTATACTGCGATATCCGTATACTGAGCAACATAGTAATCATCTTGGAACTCTTGGGAGACGCCAATGTTAGATGCGGTAGTACCCTGAGTCAGCAGAGTGTTGTTGATAGCATGATGTACTAGTTTCTTGGTGTACTTGAATGCATCAAGCATCGGTGCCAATTCATTCTCAATGTGGATGATCTGAGAGTTAGGATCAATGTATTGATCGATAACATACTGAGTAGCAGAGTTACCACCAGTGATCAGATCAGTAACCACAGCAGGCAGGATGTGCTGTTTGAGGTCACGGAGGCAATATGGTTCTCCATAACCAGGCATGGTTAGGAAGTCATAGGTAGTGTCATTGATATCTCTGATGTATTCTGCTTGCAACCAACCGACAACTTCATTAGCGATGTAATCGCGGTTTTTCCAGATAGCATCACCAGCATCACGGAATCTGTCACCAGTAGGTCCGATGATGTCAGCAATAGTATTACAGAGACTAGTAATCTCATTTGTTACGGTTGCTGATGCAGGAGAAGTAAACCTGTTAGGTACACGAAGCAGATCAGTGTACTTAGTACCGTTAAAGTTTTCGAGATCACCACTAGTAGTAGTGATAACGAAGTTGATGACCGTAGCAAGTTCTGTCCAGGTGTAGATGGATTGGAGCAGTTCGTTGCCCACGTAGTTCAGTCCACCTTCCTTAGTCAGGTAACCTCTACCAGCGATAACGCTGTTGTAGTTGCCACCATAACGAATGTCTTCGACAACTGCTTTCAGGATATACTCTTTGGTGTCACGGAGACACTTGTTAGTACCAACCTGAACACCAACGCCATCAGCACTGTCGCCAGGGATGAGGAAGTCAGAATACTTCTCCTTCATCAGACCAACAGCAACCTCAGCGATCCAATCGTAGTTCAGTTCAATAAGATCAGCACACTTACGATGCTCATCACGAGAAAGGTTGATGTCCTCAATGATGAATTGCTTGTTATCGTAGTCAACACTCTTAGCGGTAGCAGTGGAGTTGGTTTGACCAGTGTAAGTACCAAAACGCTCACGATCACTCAGGATGAACGGCAGTTCCATGCTCATACCGAACGAGATATTGTTCGTAGAGGTAGGATAGGTAAATCCAGGTGTGAAGGTAGCAGTGTAGTCAGATACACCCTTCTTGAAGATGATATTATCAATCCAACCAACGAAACCATTAGCACCAGTCAGGTCAGCACCAAGTTTGAAGGCACGTTCCAGATAGTTGTTGTTGTCGGTGTAGTCACCACCAACTTGTGTGCCATTGACCCACACCTTAGTGATGTTAGTAGTTCTGCTAACAGCAACGTGATGCCAGGCATTAGTGGAAAGGTTGTGAGCAGCAGAGATCTGGTCAGAACCGTTATACCACCAGTTGATAGTAGAACCATTCAGATACAAGACAGGAGATCCTGTTTCAGCAGCACCACTAGTACGAGTATCCCAAAGGAACTGAACACCACTCAGAGTGGTAGGACGGATCCACATTTCAATGGTAAAGTCATTAGTCTCAAACTTAGCAACGTCACTAAGTGAATGAGAGAGATAACCACCAGCATCAAGTCTCAGTGACTTAGTGCCAGATTTCTTTTGAAGAGTGGTTAGAGATACCTTAGTATGTGAGACAGAGTTAGCATCAGCACTAACAAAGGTGTGTGTATACTGTTCGCCATCAGGAGAAGCACCAACATTTACCGTAATGGTAGTTCCAGTCGTTGCCGTGATGGGGAGTTTTTTGTTGTTAGCAGGGTCAGTTGATCTAGGATAGGTGTGGTTTGTAGCATTGCTATCCTTAGTACAAGTGAAGGTCAAACTATCTTGTGCGATAGTAATGCTGTCAGTAGTTGTAAGGGAATGGGAACCAATAGTCAGTTCCATTACACCAGTTGAAGCATCGTATGTAGCAGCACTAGGTGTGAACTGTATTAGTGGAACAGTTATCTTACTGTTAGTGATAAACTCTCTGTCTTGGAAACTTCCAGTAATGGAATCAGTGAACAACCATTTCAGACCAGAGTTAGTACCCTTAGCAGAGAAAGTAGCACCAGAATTTACACCCTTGATAGTGTCACCAGGGGTGAAGAATCCAGATGCACCAGGATCTTTGTAGGATACTTTGAATACACGCAGGTTCTCGTTCTCTTGATAAGAACCATCAGATACAACTGACAGTGCATTGATAGTGGCAAGACTACCAGAAGCGATAGTAGTTGCTGCCAGTTCGACGAGGGTGTGAATACCTGCCTGAACATCAGCACAGTTACCAATGCTTTCGTTTCTACCAGAGTAGTAATTAGGATCGTAGTATGCTGCCTCAGTACCACCACCACGGAATACAGCGTTAGATTCTGCATCAATGAAGGTGTGTGCATAACCACCACCAGAAGAGATGGAGTTATTGGTAGAACTTACGAAGGTGTGAGGATACTGCTCAGCAGTCGGAGAAGCACCAACGTTTACAGTGATAGTGGTTGCAGTTGTTGCAGAGATGGAAAGATAAGATCCATTTGCAGGGTCACTAGCACGAGGATAGGTATGAGTTGTAGCGTTCGCATCCTTGGTGCAAGTGAAAGTCAGACTGTCTTGTGCAATAGTGATGCTGTCACCGATGCTCAACGAGTGAGAACCGATAGTCAGTTCCATTACGCCAGTTGCAGGATCATATGCAGCGGCAGTAGGAGTGAACTGGACCAGCAGAGAGGCACCAACGTTAACCTCAATGGTGGTAGCAGTTACTGCGGAAATAGGTAGGTCGCTGTTGAAACCAGGATCGCCAGTACGAGGATAAGAATGGAAAGATGCATCGCCATCAGAAGCGCAGGTGAAGCGTAAAGAATAGGGCCTAATGCGTACGCTGTCACTAGTTGTGAGGGAATGAGAACCGATAGTCAGTGTCATGATGCCACTGTTCGGGACATATGCAGCAGCAGATACGTCGAACTCTTCTACGCTAGTGCCAGAGGAACCAAGATACGGACCAGCATAAGTGGTCGGATCGTTGAGCATGTAACCAGTCTCAGAAGTTCTGGTGTTGACCTGAACATAGAGAAGGTTGTTGATTGCCTTACGGCACATCTCACCTGCCTTTCTGAAAGCAGTAATAGACTCTGCAAGTTCACCCACCAGACCATTGCTGATAGGAGATCCAGCATTATCAAAGTATTTCTTAGCAAACTCTACAATCTGATAGTTACCATCGCCTGCAATATCCAGAGCGAGAGCATCAATCATCAAACCGATGTCACGACGACACTTCGCTTCATTAGCACTGTATGCACTAGGTTCTGCAAGATCGATCAGATCATTCAGAGAACCTGCAAGCAGTACCTCAGATACGTTATCAAACAGAGTTTGCAGCGCAGATTGTACGTCAGAGCAGTTATTGGTTCCATAGTTCTGACTGTTAGAACCAGGGGTGCCATAGTTATTACCAGGTGAAGGATCAGCAGTGATGCCAGTTCCAGTAGAACCACCAGTGCTTCTCTCGTTATACTTGACAAAAGTGATACCGCTAACAACTTCTGAACCAGTCAGATCGTTAGTCAGGGCATTCTTCATGTAACCGAGTGCCTGTTCAAAGGCATACTCAGTTGCTTGCTCTTCACCGTTGATGTAGAGGAAGGTAGTTTCATCAGTGCTGAAATATTTTTTCAGCAACTTACGAGTGTAAACTGTGCCACCTTGGAACATGTCCATCGAAAGTGCTTCGATAAACTTACCAATATCTCTTCTACATGCTGTTCCAGAAGGAATAGTCAGAGAAGGATACTGAGCAACCATGTCCACATAGGACTTCTCAATGATATATTCCTTGTTCTTAGTGATCAAACGATATGCATCTGCAAATCTGCTCCACTGATCGGTAGCGTTGTCGCCAGGATAGTAGAACCCAGGATGATGGACAGAGATCTCAGCGTTAGAGAAGTCAATGATCTCTTGACGGTTGAACTCGATCATACGACCAGCATCCTTCCATCTGTTGAGAGAATCGGTTACTGGGTTACCATATGTGACCTGAATAGAACGCAGGTCATCGCCCTGAGCAAGTGTGCCGCCTGTCAGACCGTCATACTCGATTTCAGTAGAACGTACTTCTTCAAAGTCGAGGAAGTCAGAGTTGATACGGTTGGCAGAGTCAAGAATCTCAACGGGTGTGATAGTAGTCTTAGAAACGTCATCCAGAATAACGTTAGCGTTAGTCAAGGAGATCAGACGTTCAAAGATCATACCGAAGAAGGTAGAACCTTTGTTAATGACCAGAGTGTCAACCACGTCACCAACTCTTGCATCACCAACAGTAGTTTCAGTCAGAGAGTCAAGGACTTCGTTGCCATTAGCATCATTGAAGTAACGTTGGATGGTCTCGTTAACAGAAGTAGGTTCGCCATCATCAGGATCAAGGTTGGCATAGTCGAGGTTGAGATTCTTCTCACTCTTTCTCAAATAGTAGAGAACAGGGGGAGATGCTTCAAAGTCAATTCTGACAACTTCGCCACTTGCACCAGAAGTAAGACCTCTGAACTGATCACCCTCAACAAAAGTAGTCCACTCACCAGTAACATTAGAAGGACGCTCTAAGTTGATGCTAGTGATTGGATCTCTATAAGGAGAGATGTTAGTGATACGTGCAGCAATGTTAGATGCAGCAGAATAGATGATGTCATTCAGGAAGATCTTATATTGTCCAGTCTCATACTCAGCAGTACCAGAAGTCTTGGACAAGACGATCTTGTCAGAGACATTACCATCAAGGTCAAGGTTAGTTTCTTCAATAACAGCAGTGTCATTGTCAAGACTGGTTACAGTCTCACCAAACTCGAAGATAGTCTTGTAGTTGACACTATCAACATTGAGAATGTTTGCACCATAACCTGCATTGAAGAAGGTCACATCCTCACCACGATCAAAGTATCCGTTTGACATATCTGTCACTTGGATGCTCTGTTCAGTCAGATCGATAGAAGAGATAGTTGCTCTTGCACCAGTAGTTTGACCAATTACAATGTCGCCAATCAGAGGAGTATTGAAAGTACCACCGATGTTCTGCAAGAACAGTTTAGTGAAGGACTTATCAATAGAACCAATCAGTGCGCTGAATGCAGTTCTACCAACGTCAACACGTTCGTTCAGATCAAACTGACCACCAGAGATGTCAACAACATCGATACTAGTAGCACCAGTTGCAACAACTCTTGCAGTTGCCTGAGAACTGAAACCGTTGATGGTGTCACCGATGGACGGGAAGATACCAGCAATAGTGTTGAGGTTCAGTCTGGTGATCGGCATGATGTCGAAACCGATGTTTCTGTAAACAACCTTAGAGTCGGGTCTAGGAGGTTCAGAGAATACAATCTGATTACCGACAACCTGATAGGAAGCACCAGGTGCCTGAATCACACCATTAAGAGTAATAAGGAGTTGATTATCCTTAACAATTACTTGTTCGCCTTCTACTTGGAGAGGGAACGCTTTCTTAACACCGTCAAACTGATTGGAGATACTATCAATCTTCTTAACGATAGAAGTTAGAATTTCCTCAGAGTTGGTCAGTCTCTTCTTACGGAAGAGAACTTCGGAGTTGTTAAAGGTCGAGTAGATCGGTTGTGCAGCACCGAAGGAGGTAATCTCGTTGACGTTGGTGTACTCGTTGATGTTCACCTGCTTGGTGAAGTCAGCAGCAACCTTACGACCAGAGATATCCTTACCACCAGTCAGTTCTAACTGACCGAACATGTTGAAACCAACAGGGTGGTTGTTCTGCAAGATCTGATTCTTCCATCTGTTGATGGGAATCTGAGACTTAATAACGTATGAGAAGTTCTGATAGAAGAAAGAGTCTTGGATCTTCTGAACAATCTCGGAAGGTTTACCAACGTCATCGGTGAATCTACCAGCAGTTCTGGTGATAGCGTCGATGTTCAACACGCCCTTAGCAATGTTGATGTTGTCGATAATACCAGATGCACGAGAAACAACACCTTGTACCTTACCACCAACAACAAAGTCGCCGTCAGGGTTAGTAACTTTCAGGATCTTAGGTTGAATCTGCCAACCATCGTTCTCAGAAACGATACCGAAAGCAGTTGCATTTTCGTATACTTCACCTTGGAATACTTCCTCACCTTCCAGGAATCTAGAAGTTTCGACCACAGCAGTTGCTTGACCACCGAACACCTCGGTAAGCAGCACCTGACGACCATCACCCTGAGTCAAGAAGGTAATAAAGTTACCAGACTCAGCGTCAACTGGGGTCAGTGCAAAACGCAGTTGGTCAGATTCAAGACCATTGATATCACCTGCAATAGCGTAGTAAGTAGTCGTAGAAGACAGACTAGTCAAACCAACGCTACTGGGTTTCGGCAGGATACCAACTTGTGAACCAATAGCATCAGCACGGAACTGAACCTCAGCACCAGTGGTAATACCATGAGGGAAGTTGAACTGCAAGTAGTTCAAGTCAAGGTTCACAACATAGGTGAACTCAGATTTCAGAGTAACAACAGGTTGTGAAGAGTAACCAGCACCAGGATTCTTGATCAGAATCTCAGACAGTCTGTTGTTCTTAACAACTGCTTCTGCCTCAGCACCAGATCCACCACCACCAGAGATAAGAACAGCAGGTGCAGAGGTGTAACCAGCACCAGGATTGGTGATAGTAATCTGTGAAAGGATAGAGGTATTAAAGAGTTGCAGGTTGATCGGGAATGCAATCTCAGGACGCAGGGTGTAGTCATGGGAGTAACCATAACCAAACTCGTTGTTTTTCAGAGTCTTGATCTTACCGATCTGTCTACCAGTGAGGAACACAGCAGCGCCAGTACCCTCAGCAGGGATCACAACCTCAATAGCACCACCAGAACCAGACAGTGTAGGTCCAAGGATGCCAGGAATACCATCAATGTCGATAGTACCGAAAGTATATCCCTTACCAGGATCAGTCAGGGCAACATCACTGATAGCACCAGATCCAGTCTCGGCGTCAAGTTCAATAGTGATATTACAGAGACCACCTTCACCATCGCCATCGATAGGAATCTGAGTGTATACACCAGGTGCATATTCAGTACCTTCGGCAGTAACACGAAGTTTTTCGATCTTACGGTCAGAAGAGATGTCTTGGATGACAGGCAGTTTCTTATAGAATCCACCAGGAGAAATCAACTTAATAGAGTTGATAGGACCGATTGCCTTGGTAGAAGTCGTTGAATAGATCGTATTCGGGACATCTTGGTCATCTAGACCGATTTCAGCGTTAGTGAACTCAGGTTCAGTCAGAAGTGGGAATCTAAACTCGGTATCGCTAAGAACTTCGGTAATAGTGAATCTACCGTCGAATGGAGTCTTAATAACGTCAATGAAGGAGTTTGTGCCGACAGGAGACGTTTCACCAGTTCTAGACGGGTCAAAGTAGTAAGTAATGTTAGTAACTTCTCCACCAATCGTAAATTTGACCACAGGGGTCTCAGTGGCAGAAGAAAGTCCAGGAGTACCTTCACGTTCGATAACGTTGAAGGAATATTCTAGTTTGAACTGATTATCTTGTGCAAACGACAGATAGTAACCGAAGTTAGAAACATCACTCAAATCAAAGATATAAGAGTGGTTTCTGACTAGCAGAAGCGTCGGGTGCTTCGATGCAATCTTCACACGAGAAATAGCGCCCTGCAAGAAGAGAGGATCGGCATCTGCCGTTGAACGCATTCTGTAAATGAAATCTCTGGAAGAGAATACCTCTTTTACGAAGAATGAACCGTTGAACTGATCAGTAGTAAATCCTTCGACAAACAGGATGTCATTAACATTAAAGTTGTGTGGAGACAGTGCAGAACAGTAAATAAGGTCAGTTCTGTTCTCAGCAGTTCTGATAATGTCCTTATTAAGATTAACAGTCAGTCTGATAGAACTAACAGTGTTCAGACCAGCAACTTCTGCAATCTTGTCGTCAGTGTCCTCTTTGATGCCAGCAGTGATGCTATTACCCAAAGAAACCACGTCACCAATAATAAAGTCAGATCCAGGATAAGTATTCAGGATTGTGACTCTATAATCCGACAAACTGAACGGACGGAAGGATGCATAGTTTTGGAGTGGATCATATGTACTAGTGTATGTCCATGTAACGGAATTATCAGTGGCAGTTCCCGTTGTATGTGTAGGAGCGACTGTACCACTAGTACCAGCAACTGTACAGGTATACTTGTTTCTTCCGAAGTATACAGTGTCGTTCAGTGAATAAGATCTAGTTTCTGCCCAAGGATCTGCATCAGTAGGAGTAGGCCAAGGATAATCAAGCAGATTAACTTCGATGTTAGGTGCAGCACTAATATACTGCCAGATAACACTACCATCAGTTACAGCACCGATCTCATGAGTTGGAGCAGTAGATCCAGAGGTTGCAGTGTTAGTTGCATAGTAGATCTTACCGTCAGACCAAACTTGCTCGTTTGTAGTGTATGCTTTGCTTGCTTCCCATGCTGGTTGACTACGAGTTACATCGAATGAAATTTCATCGATTCTATTCTCTTCACCGAGTTCATTTTGGAACTTATTAGTATTATTGAAGTTTCCATAGATCTTACCAACCTTATAGGTGGTTCCAAGACCAGGATTGTCAATACTACCAACAGGAACCTCAACAATAGTACCGTATGCTTGTACAACACCGATATTGTTTACCTGCTGGATAATCGATCCTTTTTCAAACTTAATATCCTGGTTGAAGACGAATTCCTTAACAGCATCGATCTTCTGATAACCAGCATCTCTGAGATAGTATTTTGGCAGTACAACAGGTTCGATGATCAACTTTCTACCCAGAGGAGTAGGAATTGTTGATGTCTTAGTAGAATAGGTGTATCTGTCCTGAACAAAGGTATAAGTACCAGGTGCAAGAGTCGAGATTACATCAGAGTAGTCAAGAATCTGTAAACCAGAGGAACCGACCGACCAGACAGTAATAACAGGGTTGGAGAGGTTATTAACGTTAATACCACCACTACCAGAGTCAATATCTTCTAGACGCAGGTTCTCGCCGCTTCTAGCACTGCTAGACGGGGTATATGTACCTCTCTTAGAGTGCAGACGGTCAAACTTGATCAGTTCGATGTCACTATCAGTTGTAGTGATTCTGTACTGCTCAGTAGGCACTTGGAGGGATGCACCAGTGTAAACTGCCTTAGGATCAACAACCAGATCGTCGATATTGCCTAAGAAGGTGTTACCAATCAGAGGACCACTCTGAGAAGCACCAACAGTAAGGTCATTCATCACAACATCGTTGACAGTGATCGCAGTAGCGACTTGAACACCATCAAAGTAGCAAGAGTAGACATATGAACCCAAAGTGGGTTCTTCCTTCACCAGAGCAATGTGATGCCACTGACTATCGGACATAGCAGTCCAATAGGTAGAACCAACAGACCAAACAGTCGTAGAACCGCCACTGACGGGGTTAATCTCCAAAGCAACCTTACCAAAGTTGCCATCATTGGAATCACCTTGGATAACGAACTGAACATCAGCACCAGCATCGTCAACCGCCGTAATCATGTTGATACGGGGGTTATTAGCGGTATGAGTCGATTCCATACGGACCCACATGACAACAGTCCAGTCATCATTGAGATTTAAGTCCTGCCAGACAAGACTATTGGTATCTTGGAATTTAAGGGACCTAGAACCGAACTTATATTGAGTATTATCGGATGCAATCTGTCCAGCGTTGAATACAGTGATAGAAGCAGCAAGATCTTGCTTCGTAGCATCAGCAGTAAGGTTTACTTCGTCCTCAAAGCGATGTACGACGGTCTGATCAGGATTCTGGACCAAAGTTGGGATAAGGATGTCACCAGAGTTGTCAACAGCGTGAGTATTGGTAAAGAAACCAACATCAGTAGCAGTTTTCCAAATATCGGTCTGATTCAGCAGTGTTCCATCATATTTGAAGCTGGCAATGTTACCAGTCAGTTCATTGTCACTATATTTGATCTCAGTAACGACATTTACGTTACCAAACACATCGGTAGTGATACCAGAGTGTTTGATGCTCTCAAAAGTGACAGTAGGTGCCATGATCTTGGCAAATTGCCATTCAGGAGCAGCAGCAGTCAGTTTAATCTGATCCATTGCAATCTTGAAGAATGCAACACCATAGTTCTTGGTGCCATTCCACATATCACACACAAAGAACAGATCATTGTACTCATCGAGCACAAACTGTGGTCTTTGTACACTACCACCACTGACAGCAAGACGTTTTACATAAGTGAGTTCGATATTAGCGCCATCGTACTCCATCTCACCAAAGATGAGGTCTTCGTTGTCTCCATCGATGCCACAGAAGATAACTTTGTTGTCTCCGATGTAATGCAGTTGATGCATCTGCTCACCTTCGGAGTTAGAAGCGAACTTACGCTTCTCAATTACATCACCGAAGTTATTGAGTTGCATAACCCAGATATCATCGGGGTCAGGGGAGTTAGTGTCCGTCCAACCACAAATATAGATCCTTTGCTCGTCGTCAAGGTGGATATCGCCAGCATAGTCACGGCGAGTTGAACCAGACACACCAGCAATCTCTTTCTGCCATCTCAGGATGCCCTCAGGGTTGTTAGCGTTGTCTAAACCAGACTCATACTTAGCAACTAGGATGTCAGGGTTATATCCAGAGGTTCCTTGGGATTCAGTCTCACCGATCAGGTAGATAAGAGTGTTCTCTTCGCTAGTCTCGTCGAGATACATCTTCTTCCAACGTGCTTGCTTGATAGAAGCACTAGGAAGCAAAGATCTGTCCCAAATAACACTACCGAGATCATTGAACTTAGCAACGAATGCAGAACTGTCACCATTACTCTGTACCAGTTCACCACAGATGTATAGTTCACGTTCAGCAGTTACTGCTGAGTCATGAATCTTAAATTTACCACCTTGTGCCGTCTCTTTGAACAAAGTGGACCAATAGTATGTCTTCTTAAATCTTTGAGGATGTGAAACTCTGATCTGAGGGGGTTCATCAACAGAATAGTTGAAACCAGAGTTAATAATGTTAACAGCACCGATCTTACCAGTGGTTACATCAAGGTCGATATCAAGTTCAACGTCCTGACCCTGAGGAGAGATAATCTCATAAGAGGGAGGGATTGCTTCGTTGTAACCGATACCAGACTGAACGATATTAATCGAATCAATGCCTGTAACAACAGACATGTAGAATCTCTTATTGGTATTCTCAGTAATAACCCTAGAATTAACGATCACTTCATCCTGAGCGATCAGTTCATGGTCTACTGTTGTAGTGATTCTACCGTAAGGAATATCATTGATAACTTCTTTTCTGTACTGAGCAATACCTGCACCTTGTACAGACTCAACTTGTGCAGAAGCACCAAAACCATCGGTTCCAGTATTATCGAAGAATAGAGTATCGTTGACCTGATAGGATACACCAGGGTTCTCAATAACAAATCCATCGATCTGAGCATTCTCAAACTTCGTGGTTGTTTCAACTTCGATGTCCACTCTGGACTCAGTTGAGACTCTTGGGAAGTAATCATAAATCTGCAATGCCGCTTCTTCGGTCATTACTTGGTTCGTTGCAATCTCATTAGGAGAGATGATACCGTCACCATCAATATCCTCAGTTTCAAAGAGGATCAGGTCGCCTTCTCGCTCAGTAACGAGTTGGTCGGACTGTTGGTTAGGTTGACGATCAATATCAATGTCAACTTCATCATAGGGATCTCTGAAACGAGAAACATCAGCAGGAATGTTTTCCTGGGTTGCTTGCTGACTCAGGTTCCAGGTATCAACCACAGAGTTGAACTGAGGTCCAATGATATAAGGGAATACAGGCAGACCTGCTTCCGATGCATCAATAGTAATAAAGTAGGCATAGATGCCATCAGGGAACTCAGGAGTCTTACAGAAACGACCATTGTAAGGATCCAGGTCGCCCTGTTGGAATGCATACTCATAGTCATCCACAAACTCACCAGGTGGATATGTGGTCAGAGAAGGACCATCAATACGAGCAGGAGTAGGATTAGTGTCGATATCATATACAACGTTTGCTTTCAGTCTGTAAGAAGAACGCATTCTTCTGATACCACCACTCTGGTCGGTAGGATCGATGTAACCATAAGGTCCATAGATCGGACTTCCATCAAATGCCCAACCAAGAATAGGAGAGTGGGTGATAGCAGCACCAGTCTCGGTGCCTTCTTCCTTAAAGGTATTAGTCTCGGGGTCGAGGATTACGTTATCACCAACCACATAGCGCAGTTCTTTGGGGTCGGAAACGTGAGCATACTCACCACCATACTGGTTATTGAAACCAGTGAAGACATAACCACGAGCAATATCATACTTGCTGTTCAGTCCATATTCTAGGTTCTTGTTCCACTCGAACACAGATGCTTCAAATTTAGCATTCATACCAACTGCTTCAAGTCTAACAGTGGTATTACCTTGGGTATATCCAACACCTCTGTTAGTAATCTGCACAGAGATGACCTTACCCTTATCTTCACCGAGGGTGCCGATAACAGCAGTTGCCTGAGCACCGAAACCATCACCATTAATGTAAATCGTGGGGGCAGTTGTATACCCCTCACCGCTATTAATAATAGCGATAGAAACCAAACGACCATTAATAACGATAGGTTGTGCCAGAGCACCTTCACCAGAGTTCAGTTTGATAGTAGGAGTTGATGTATAACCACTACCTCTGTTAGAAAGAACAACACCAGAGATAGGACCACGTACTTGTGCAGTAGCAAGAGCACCAGCACCGCCACCACCAGTGATAGAGATAGTAGGTTGAGAAGTATAACCAGTACCAGGGTTACCAACCAGAACACGAGTTACACGACCGTTGGTAACAACTGCCTGTGCAGTTGCACCAGATCCACCACCACCAACGATAGAGATCAGAGGTTGATCAGTATATCCACTACCTTCGTTAGTAACATCAACACTAGAAAGTGAACCGTTAACGATTACAGATGCAGCAGCACCGCTACCGCCGCCACCAGAAATTTCAAGTGCAGGTTTGCTACCAGCATCATAGTCCTCACCAGATTCCAGAATCTCAATGCCAGTGATAGGTCCAAAGGTAACAAACTCCTGATCTTTATATCCCCATGCAGATACACCGTTAACCCATGCACCAATAGGAGTATTGGGTGCAACTGTGGTTCTTGTAGATACAGTCTCAACTCTCCTAGGGAATCTCAGCAGTTTACGCTGGTTACCTGGGATAAGTGCAGATCCAACGAAAGGACCAACCTTATAGTTGGGCAGACCAGAAGCAGCAACGTAAACGTAGTCGTTATTGAAGAAAGAGTTCTGAATGTTAGAAGTAAACAGTGAGATTACTTCATCAATAGTAGTCTGAGTAGACTTACCTCTGTTCAGGTCCACAGACAACAGGATATTACCCTGAGGTTCAATATCAGTAGGAACAGGAATCAGATATGAGAAGGTAAACTCATCCAAACGTGCAGTTACCTCAAAGGTGCCGTTATACACAGCAGGGTTTGCACCATAGATGGTAACAGTGTCCTCAACCAGCAAACCATGAGGGTTTTCGCAAGTTACAGTAGCAGTTCTGTTAAGACCACCAGGAATGATGCCTGAAACCTTAATAAGTTTCTTAACGTTGTACAACCAGGACTGCAAACGCTCATCTTCGTCAGTAGAACCCAATGCAGCAACATTTAACTTGTCACCAGGCAGATAATAGGAACCACTGTCTTCCAGAACGGTAGTACCTGCTTCTGCAATACCTAAAATACGAAGTTTGACTTCTGTGCTCTGTCCACGGTTGGCATATACGAAAATATCGGAATGAATGGTCGTACCAGGATCCCAATCCTCTACAACACCGTTCTTAGAACGAGTACACTCAATAAACTGGTTCAGAGACTTCTCTTTATACTGAACAGTCTCAATATCGTCAATAATGATCGTACCGTTCTTCTCAGGCCATCCAATAGTCGAGTCAACAGTAATAATACCTTCTGTTGTGCTCAGAGGTTCAACCAGAACGGTTTTATAAGGAATCTTGAACTCTCCGTTCAGAGTTTCTTCGGAAATAGCAAGTTCGTAGATAACATCAGTACCTTCGATGATCGAAATTACGTTTTCGATCAAAACTGATGCATCTTTGATATTTTGGTCAACAACATCAGCAGGTTGGATCAACTGAGCGTCAACCAAGTCCTGAGGATTACCAGAAATCAATTCTGCACGCAAAATGGTGTCAACAACCCAAGATGCAGCAGAAGGGGTGATCATCTCATCCCTAGGATAGTAAACATCGATCTGTTCACCGAACAGAATCTTAAATAGGTATTGCGTCGCCTTCTTAGTACCCTTAGATACATAGAAGTCCTTGATTTTCTTGATAACCTTAACAGGGTTGACCTGAGAGTAGTCGATATCAATCGTAGGCATGTATTGACGACGGAACTTGTCAAATACCTGCGTGATGATCATACTATCAAGGTTATGAACCACAGCATTCTCGCTATGACTCGATTGTGCCAGTTGTGTCTCGGCAGCAAAGATCTGGTTATGATAATCGTCGAATGCAGCAACGTCAGAGACGCCACGAGCACAACCTTTCAGTGCAGAAGGTTCATATTTACGTCCAGAGGACAAAATAGTGAAACCAGTGACCTCACCGAAACCTACATCACAAGATGCTTGGGAAGCAGCGGGTTCAGCAATGTAAACTTTGGGTGGTTCGGTATCAGAGTACCCAGTACCAAAGTTAATGATGTTAATATCGGTAATCTCACCGTTAAAGATGGTAGCAACTGCCTCAGCACCAGTACCACCGATTGATTCACCCAAAGGACCCTTACGGTCGTCAACAATATAGACAGAAGGAGCATCGGTGTAACCAGAACCACCTGTCAACAGGTTGATGTTAGTTACATTGCCGTTTGCAACGCTTACGTCCAGCACCTGTGCGCCCACAGGTTGAATAATACGAGCACGGGGTGCAGAAGTATACCCTCTACCTCTATTATTGATGGTTACACTAACAACTTGTCCATCAGGTGACACAGAGCAGGATGCTGCTGCATCAATACCATCTTCGGGAGCAGGATCAATGTAAATTGCAGGAGGATTGCTATAACCAACACCAGTAGCAGTGACTTGGATAGATCCAACAACCAAACGACCCTCAGAGTCGATTACAGGATCGCTAATGTCTGCACCATTCGGGTTGATGAAGGTGATAGCAGGAATAAAGTCGTAACCAGAACCAGAGTTAGTGATTTCGATACCAGAGACCATGCCAGTCTCATCATCTACCTGAATTGTGGCAGATGCTTGTGATCCATTGATCAAATCAGACGGAGGAGTGATCTGAACAACAGGTGGGTTGTATGAAGTGTAACCCTGACCACCTCTGATCAACTGTGCATTCTTAATACCATTGACAAGAGTCCTACCAGCGGCAGCTTCACCGATACCAGTAGAAGAGAAGATAGAAAGTTTAGGTGCAAAGTTAAGTTCGTAACCTTTACCACCTTCCTTGACAATAATTCTATCAATCTCGCCGTTAGAACCAACTCTGGTAACTGCTTCCGCACCTTGACCAACAGTAGGTGACACATACTCGATAGAACGAATATGGAAGGTGTCTTGGTTGGAGATATTAACGAAGAATTTAATTCTAGTGTTGTTGTCCGTCAGAACATAGTCAATATATGGACGTTGAAGGACAGCATTCCTATTGATGATCAAACCGATCTCAGCAATAGGAGAATATGGCAGTGAGTCGTACTCCATAGTCATGGAGTCGCCACCAGAGAGATCTTCTACTGGTGGGATAACGAGTTCCTTAATAACAGAGTCGGCAAAACCAACATAGTAAAGGATTTGAGTCAGTTCAACTTGATCATTACCCGTTCTAGCACGAGGGGGATTGATAAAGGTGATCTCACTTCCAGAAATGGTGTAGTCAGTCTGAGGAATCAGCAGGTCACCGTAGATTGTAACTGCAAGGTGCTCAGCAGACACTGGGGACACAGGAGTGCCCAAGAATTTAAGATCAAACGTAGTACGAGTTCCATCAAAGAACTCCCATGGAGATTCAAGCGCCTGTCTCTTCTTGTTGAACTCTTCCAGGGAGATGCCAGGTGTCAGGATGGCATCAGGACCACGAACAATCTCATCATAATAGATAATCTCATTATCGATCATCACTGAACCTTCACGGTCCAGGAAACCATCAATCTGTTCTACTTCGATTAAGTCATCATATACCCCAACGTCCTTAATAAGAGATGTAGAAGATGTTAAAGTCTTCTGATCATACTCATCGATGTCGAGATACTTAATTAAGTTATTAAGTACATTATAAGGACGACCTGTTTTCTCCTGTGATCGATAATACTCGATTAGGAAATTTACAAGTTGCTCATCCTCATAGCGAATAAACTCTGGGAGTTGATTAGCAACTCTGTCAGAAATGTTGATCGTTTTTCCAAACATTTATCTCTTAGAAACAGGAGTCGAGTTCTGGATACGTGAAGGATCCAGTAGGGTAGTTGATTGTATTTATGTTGCTGCCACCATAGTTCCATCCGTTGAAATTGAATGGGTCAAAGGCGTCAACAGCACCAGGCTGAGTGTTAATATCTCTTGGGAAGATCCTCGGGTTGAACAACGTCGGGTCTACACCAGGTGGAATAGTGATTGATCCAGTTGAGGGAAGAACCACCACAGGAATACGAGTTGTACCATCAGGAGTATCAGCCACATCGAGAGGACCAACACAAACTTCGCCAGTTTCATAATCAACAGATCCAACAACGTCGTTCAGAACGACTTCCTTTTCATTTCTATTTGTTACCATGATGATATTACCAATACCGTCATCACGAAGGTTCACAGGAACCAAGGTTTGAGTTGAGGCAGTCTGACTATTGACAAGAACGTCTTCTAGGTCGGTACTACCACCAGCAATAGTATTTGAAGTAGTAGGATTCAGAAGAGAACCTGCTGCTTCACCAGCAGCGATCAGATCAGCAACATCTTCGGTATAACCAGTTGCATAGAAGGTGCCAGACTTAACAGAGGAGAACTTAGGTTTGCAACTTCCGCTACCACCATTGCCACCACCATTAGGATCGCCATCACCACCGCCGTTTCCGCCGTTACCGCCGCCTCCGTTAGGATCGCCGTCACCATCACCATCGCCAGTGCCGCCTCCACCGCCGCCAGAACCGCCTGGGTCGCCGTCTCCACTACCACCATACCTATTGGGGTCAGTGATTGGGTTATTAAAGTTCAGACACTGTGAGAACTGGTTACCAAAGGTAAATTTGTCAAGATTCTGACCGATACTCATTTGAGTAGTAGTACCACTGATAGCAGAATCAGCAGAGTCGATCATTGAGTTGAACTTAGACGGTTCAAGACGACCACCAAAGCGGTTATCTCTGTTTTGACCGTTATACTTATCAACAGACTTCAACACGGCCGCGGCAAGTTCATTTGCAGAGCGACTTGTGTTGTTTCCGTTGAATGCAAGATGAACTGTTGGGGAAATATAGAAAATAGTCGGGTCAACGATCACAGGTTGGATCGATGCCATGGAGTAATCAAGAAGTTGGTTCTTGATTCTCTGTTTTGTAGTAGTGTTCAGATTCACACCACTCTTTGTACGAACGGCAACATACACTTTGCCATATTCGGGCGGAGACAGCTTCTCCCCGCCGTACGCCGTCACTGATGCAGCAGAAGGATACAGTTTGCTGACCAGATAGGCATAGTCGTTCTCGGTAACTGCTCTATTTTGCACAGAGAACCCTTTGGGTGCCCTATACTTGATGCTCAGAGCGGATTCACGGTCCTCACCGTCTGCTGCTGTCTCAACAGTCTTCAATGTAATGGCATTAGGCAGCACAGGACGACCAATAGAGTCGATTGAACGTCCAATGAACCCAAATTTCTTGGCACCATTCGCTTCGGGACCATCTGTATCAAGATATTCGACAGTAATGAACTCATTGTCGATCAATTTGCGTCCCAAAACGCCATCACCGAAGGTAACCTTGTATCTAAGGTCCTCAGTTTCCTCTAAGAAGTAAGTTCTGGACGTAGATTCCAGTGCAGTGACGTTATCTGAGATAGAATACTCGTCAACTTCGACAGATTGCTCGTTAGGACGAACCAAAACCTTCATTCTGTCGGTATCTACGTTCTCAGCAGGGATTATATACTCAGGTTTCTTCGTATCATCAACAGTAAAACTGTATGTGAGCAGATTTCCTTGATAAATCAACATTTTGTTGAATGTTGCCAGTCCAGTTGACTGATCAACAGTCGCTTCAATGTCAGAAAGGTTCGCAAAGATGAAAGCATCGCCTCCAACAGTCGCTACGAACACATCACCCTTCATGATTGTGATCGAATCAGGGTAAGATTGTCCACCTGGCAGTAAAGTTGCCTTGGCGGTCATGGTTATACATGCTCTGGACGCTTTTCTAGACCTTGGAGTGTATCCAATCTGCTTAGCGATCCTAACAATGTTGTCTCTAACAGTAGCAGACTCCAAAAATGACTCATTCATCGACATGTTAGCCGTGAACGAAGCATAATATGTGTTGTATGCTAAGATATCAATCAAATATGAGGCAGCAGATCCCTCAAAATCATAATCAGAGAACTCTCTTCTGGTTCTCAGGTACGATTTTATAGATTCCTTAATTTCAAAGAAGTCTAGGGAGGTTAATTCTGATGGTAGTGCTGCCATTTTAGGTGCGTTCTAAAAGGAATTCGATTTCTTGGACGAGTTCTTCACCAACAATTCTATATTGGATCGATACATCGACCTCTTCCTCATTATCAGAGAGAATCACATCCACATTAACGACTTCTACACGCGGTTCTAGTCGAGTAATAGTGTTTTCAATCTCATCACGCAGATCTTCCGCTGTAAATACATCGAAAGGTTCAAATAAAAGTCCTCTGACACGAGAGCCTATGTCCATTTGGAAAGGTCTCTCTCCGAATTGTGTCATAACTAGGTTCCTAACTGCTTGCTTGATGGCATTTTCATTCGTTACCGAACTAAAATCCTCAGTATTAGGGTTCATCGAGAAGGAGATTGCGAAATCTTTATACCCTCTCGACAAAAATTGCTCAGATCGGAACCTGTATCTCGCCACTTTGTCTGATTTATATCAGTGTTCTTGTTTATTTATAGGTTCAGCGGCAGGATTATATTTTAGGAACTCCCTAAAAGTCATTTTCATCTCTCTTTGAGACATTCCGCAGTGCATTGCGGCGTGAGGAAGGTTCATTGTGGCATGAAAAAGTGCCTCATTCGACTCCCTCACTAGTTCAGGTGTCGTTTTCACCTTATCTACCTTGACCTCTATACTTTTTTTGTTTAACATTCCGAGATGTAGCTGCATATTTTGTGTTTTTAGATGATCCTTGACGGGTTACCTTGGGTTTTCCAGGCATCCAACTGGTTCCAGAGATCCCAACCTTTGCTCTTGTTGCCATAATACTCCTTTAAGGACATCAAGATGATAGCACATTAGGGCTGCCATACGCAACCATGCTATTACAAGGGTAAGACCACCCCATCCAACCAGGAGTTCCGACTCCAAGAGGGTCCAAAACGCGACCAACAGGAAGTTTGCAAGCAAAAACAGTCAGAGTCGAAGAGAAAAGGAAACGAATATGACCTAATCCTGCATTATCTTCGATAGTCAACCATGAACATGGCTCAGGAGTGGGCACTGGACACACACCTTTACCGCATGGGCACATGTAAATGATGATATTTGTGCATGTAGAGGCATGTGGAGTGAACACATCACCAAAAGTCATGGTCGGTAGACCATTTGTGAGCACCAAAGCCTTGACAGCAGTCAGTGGTGAGGCAGGAACTAGTGGTGTAGGGGGCCACCAGCATGTCCATTCCTTAATAACGATGCTGTAAGGGATCGGTGGAGTCTTACAGAACTGTACAGAGTGGACAGTAGGGGGTATACAGATGCCATGACCGCTACATGGGAGTCCTGTGATAGGTGCTACTGGTAATAAAAGTCCGTATGCCATGATTAATTAGTTAAAAGTCCTCGGGATTCTTTGCGCCATTGAACAAATTGTCTACATCAGTAGAGAAATCTGAGATTTTTGAGTCAAGTGTCTCTTCATAATCGAAATCTTCGTCATAAAATTTCTTCCAGGTATCATCTTCAAACTGAATGTCACTAATTTTATCAAATTTACCCTTCTTGTACTGCTTCTGCAACAGTTTTTTGTCGCCAGGGTCGTAAGAAGAGTTGTGAACCTTGCGATCTGGTATCGGTGGGTTGGGTTGAACCACCTCATTACGCTCATCGAAGATGCCACCACCACATTCATCGAAGAATGGGTTGCCCATATTACGTGCAGTCTGTCCAAATGCAATAGTAGCACCCGTACTCCAATTCTTAATACCCATAGTTCCTGAGTATGGACCCATCATGATACCAAGTTGGTTCATTAACTGAGGGTCAATAGCGATAGACAAGTCATTGACATACTCTAACGCGAACTCATTAGCGGGAGATGCGGATCCACTACCACCACCATAGATGATTCTGTATACGTACGACAGAGTATACCAGCAGGCACCACCACCGAAGTAACCTTGCATCGATGTACCGAACCCATTGTAGACTCCCTGCCTGTTCTCACCAGGATCTTCCCAGAAAGTATATCCAGGAGATCTGCCCTGAGTCTGGGCATTACCGCTTCCCTGAGGATAATACGCTGAATAGACATCAAGTACCCCATCGGGGTTTCCATCGCCCTGTGAGCGCCTTACATAGGTGTCCCAGCACTCTTCTGCTGGCATACCGTTAGACAGTCGTTTGATCGATGCTGTATAGAACGGAGGAGTTGTATAGGTAGCACCAGCACCACCAGACGGACCAATGTATTCAGGGTCGGTAGGTGGCAGACCATTACCAGGATCAGTGGTCGTAGGAGTTGTATAGTTCGTTGCAGTTCTTTCTCTGTATGATGCAATGTTCTCACCTAACCAAACTTTCAACTGTTCCATTTCATTATCACCGATGACATTACCATCATCATCTTTGATAGTGTTCTCCCAGTCGAAAGTGTTCTCGTCCAAACCAACAGGAACGAAGACAACATCATTACCACCAGAGGGATCCCAGTAGCAGCGACCTTCGATCTCACCACCTGCTGCTGCAAGGTTACGAGTACATTTCCAACAGTTCTTTGGATCATTGTCAACAACAACTTCTCTTGGTTGTGTCAGTGTAGGTTGTGGGAGGTTATGTAAGAACTCCATAAACTCTTCACCGACCTTACCCTTAGTTCTACCACGAACAGAGAGGTTGACTTTGAAGTGACCGTTGTCTGACTTAGAACCACAATACTTATAGACGATCCATCCGAATGCCCTACCAGTCTCTCTATCAATATACGGACAGGGGAGATCTTTGAATCGTGTGACGTTATAGAACTTAGGTTGTGGGATAGAAATACATTCGTTGCCTGAGTTCCAACCATACAGGTCAGACAATCTCTCATGAACTCTGTCTGCCTCAGCACCAGCATTCAGTGCCTGATTGTATTCCACATTGTACATATCTCTAAACGGTTCAACGTTTGAGATCAATGCTTTCAAATCCTTGAAGTCAGGGATTGCCTTACCAACTAGTTGTGGCATTCTGATCTTGACACAAGATGCAGGGATAGGACTACACAACTGAGTCTGTTCGATTTCATCAACCTGACCCACTTTGATATATCCTGTGGGGTACTTGGCATTGAAACCATTCATCATGGTTTGCATAGAACCAATAGTACCGTCGTCTAGAACACTAAGTTGTGACTTCTTCAAATCAGACTGCTGCCTGACTACATCTTTCAGAGTCTTGCGCTTTGCCTTTGCTGATTCTACTCTACCCTTATCATTAATGTCACCACCTGAGATACTAAAATCATTAGACTTAGGTGACACAGTATCTTTATAGACTTCCTGCGCTTTCTTGGTATTAGGACCGCGCATCCGATACTCTTCCTCTTCTAGTTCTACAACAAAGATTCTAGGAGGGTTGTTGGGATCAGGATCATAACCACGACCTCTATTCTTAATAGTGATTTCTAGGATAGAACCATTACCGTCTATCTTAGAAATTTCCAACTCAGCAGCTTTCATGTTCTGCTTACGACGGTCTTCACTACTAGAAGTTTTCAGTTCCTTCTCAGATGCTTTAATAACTGCCAGGACGGTTTTCTCCTCATCCTGGTCCATACCTTCGATTTTAATTTTTGAGTTCTTTGCGTAAGGATAGTCTTCCTGACGCTCCTGCATATTTTTCTTGAAGTCCTTCTTCAAGGTAGACTTTGTATTCTTCTTGATTCTCTTGAAGTTGAAGTTATAGTCTTCACCGTCATAGTTTTCTAGTTTGTTCGTTGGTGATCTGAATCTAGGAACTTCGTACTCCATCTGACTCACGACTTCCCTAGTCATATCCATAGCAGCATACTCATTCAAGATAACAGGATCTTGAATCACAATTTGCGGGTTCCTATATCCGAATCCCGCATTGTCAATCCTGACACTTTGAATCCTGCCGCGCTCATTGACAGTACAAGATACCTCTGCCTGGTCAAGAGTCTTACTGTGTACCAGTGCAGTCTTATCAATCTCTACTTTGTAGTAACTAAGTTGTTTGGGGAACTCATATACACCAAAGAATCCCGCACGATCCTTTACACCGAACCCAGCAATGATCTCAATCTGTGCAGCGTCCTTACCTTTTGGTGTAAAGATCTGTCCAGCAGTGAACTTACGCCCTCTGCCAGTCAACTCCATGTAACCACAGCGGAGTTTATTACCAAAGTATCCGTGCTCACCGATCTCCCATCCGTTAATAGTGTCACCTTGCTGGTATCTGTCCAGTCCACCAGTGATATAGCGGAACAGAATCGTAGTAGATTCCGTATCCACAGTCTTAAAACAGTTCTCTACATCACCATCTGCGAAGTTGGTCAGTGTAAGTGAGGTATTAGTTGTCTTCCAGGAGTCAGGTCTGATCTCATAGAAGTGTGAGTGATACTCTTTTGTGACATATTGCTCGTCACACACGCACTGGTCATCGTATTCATCACCAGTACCGATACTTCTGTTCGGACATTGGTTCCTATCACTGATAGAATACTGTACTGAGAAGATAGGACCCTTCCATGGGTACGTAGTATTGTACACATAGTATACAAACTGCGAGTCAAATGCCGTATGGAATTCCAAATACTTCGGTACAGCACCTTTGACTCCGCCGTTCTTACCGTAGATCCACTCAAAGTACGCATCACGATTCAGTAGTGGACAGTAGTCAGGGTGTCCCCAGCGGAAATCTGGTTTACCATTGCTACCTTTGTAACTTGCTGCGTAGGATCCGCTATACCTATTCTGTCGGAAAGTAGTAGGTGACCAGATTGCCTGACCATATGCATCATATAATTTCAGTCCACCGTTACCTGCATCAAACTGTGCCTCATAATTCTCATGCACATAGACAGCAGCAGTCGTTCCTCCGTTAGAGTAGTGTCCAGCAAGGTCAGGTTCTTCCCAGTCATACCATCCAGAGCGGGTGGCATAGTCAACTGGTGAGGAATATCCAATAGGACCGATCAGTCCTTTGTCTTCGTATACTCTTCTATTACCAGATCCTGAGTCTTGTGTGAACACATACCCAACAATACCCACATAGTCATACTCTTCATCGCGGGGATCCTTACAATCAGGTACACCAGACACACCACGTTCTAGGTTGACTTCCCCAGCAGGGTTAGCAGTATAGAAGTGATCCCTCTGTGATGTACTACTACTCTTGTAATACTCATACAAAGGTACTGCTGTCTCATTAGTGTCCGCATACTCTTGTGCATCTGCTAGTGTATTAAACACATAACCGATGATCTCAATATACACATACCCACTACCAGGACCCCCAGAGGAGGACGCAGGGTTGTACTCGTTATTGTTTGCTACTAACCATGTATCATTCTTATCATTCTCGTACCAATGGTGCAGTGCCTTGGTCTTACCAGGTTTAGCAGTTCGCGCACAAAAGAATACAGGAGAACCATTGCGGGGTTCTGCATTATATGATTTCTTTACACCACCACTTGTAGGTCCAGTCTGCTCACCTGTGAAGTCAGTAGGCCAACGTAATGTCTGTCTAGGGGTATACTTATGATCCTTACCGCCCCTATACCAACGGTAGATAGGTTGTCTTGTATAGTCGCACTCGTCTAGTTCAATCCCTGTCCCATCAGGATCAAAACATTGTTCGTCATTGTCTCCGATATAATATACACGATCACTTGCAAACACAGCAGTTCCAGGACCATCATCGTTAAAGGTGATCCTGTAATTAGTGCCTGGTCCTGAATGATGAGCATGACTTTCATAGTCTCCGTTAGAGGGACGTTGCCATGTCTTCTTGTATTCCCCTCCATCATCGACGTTAGGGAAACTCCGACCAGTTTCATTAATAAAAATTGCCATTAAGGTTCTAGGACTTTTATGCGCTCTTCCAACATATTTAGACGCACATACAGATCATCAAAGAGTTGTTTGATGTTCAGATAGTCCTGATACCCCTCAGGTTTGTACTTAATCATATCCGCCCCTGGTTGAGGCATCCGCCCTATCGCTTTCTCTACGGTACTTAGACGACCACTCAGGTTCTCCATGCCCTTTGCAATCATCTCCATGTGCTCCTTGTATACATCAAGGAATTCAGTGTCGTTCATAGTTTAATCTCTCAGGGTTCGACGCGGTTTTTTCAAGCGTCTTCGGATTTTTTTAGAATAATAGATCCATCTATATCCTCACTCCATTCTAACATGGTGCCCTCATGCCATCCTAACTCATCTATTAGTTCCTCAGGCAGGGTGATGAAACAGTTATCTTCATCGTCTACCTCTACTGGTAGTGTGAATCTCTTCGACATACGCTTTGTGCTACTATGATTCTATATAGGGTCTGATATTTTTACGATGTTTCAACCGTAACACTACCTCTGTATTATCACACCAATACTGTTGTCGGATGATATCGGTTACCTGGGATAATTCATGTGCAGGGTGGTGTAACATAAATCCATCTCCGAGGTATATACCACAGTGATTGCATGTTTTCCCCTCCTTCCAAGAATAACCGCCTTCTAGGCGGTCCAGGAACAGTCTCATGATCATTACGTCCCCTACCTCAAAGTTATCGATGGGGGTGGTTTCCCATAGAGATCCTTTGTAGACTGTGATAGCGCCCCCCTGCCTCTGCACCTCCTCTTCGATTAACTGAGGTTGAAACAAATACTTTCTTTGTGCTGGGTAGTCAAACAGATCCCTACCATAGTAATGATTGTAAAACTCTCGGACGATCTGGTAACACCCTCCCAGACTCTTGCCCTTGAAGGCACGAGGCCAGGGGCGACCTACCCACTCCTTCCAGACCTCTGCAACCTCATAGTTATATGGGCGGCGATCATCTGGAAGGTTGCTGTGAGACATAGTGAAATGTATGTGAGTTCATCCCTGAGGGAGATGTTTTTACCTGGGAAATTTTTTGTGGGTGGGGGAAACGGAAACATGAATAATATCTCGACCGCTCTGGGATACTGTTATAGCTTAGACAATAGGTACTTTTTAATATACGGTTACTGTCATTTAGTGGGACAGATTAACTGTCCCCAGTAACAACATCATAACAGTATCCTTCCATGATTAGGTAGTCACACCACTGTGTATATTGTGTGAGTTGTTCATTCAAACCAGTGTCAATCAGGAACTGTGCTAGATCAATTTGTTCATCAGGTGGTAGACTACCAGCATCATAAAGATCTAGCAGAGTTTCATACTTAGCGGGGATACTCATTGTGATGAATAGCGGAGTGAGTCTGTGAGTGCTTGTTGATAGTTAGTGAAGGGACCATACTTAGGACAACCGTCGTAATCGTATCGCCAAAAGTGTTTACGACGGTCCTCCCAGATCTGTACACTAACAGGGGGATTAGTATCGAGTTTAATACTTTTACTCATTGTACATCACTGGGGTGGGTGTTGTCAATCGTCTCGTAATACATGTCCTCATAATCTAACCCGTCATCATCATCACTGTCTAGGATGTCATCGATCCAGTCAGTCTGTGGAATTTCATTCATAGTCTTCTGGGTTGAATCGTTGGTTTGATTGGTGTTTCCTTGTGGAAAAGTCTGTGGAATTGTCATCAGTGTAGCGGCGAGAATCGTTGCCTCCATACTGTCGTTTTTCCCTAATAGATTTGGGGCGACGAGAGTTATGCAGGTCGTTTCGTTTGTAAGTCCTACCCATGAGATTGGTCGATTAGTAGTCGATCAGAGAACAATGTAATTATGTAGCAAACGGGCAGTTATGTCAAGGGGTTTGTGACAGTAACTGTGCCGTCCTGTGAGTGTTGACAAGGAGCGCGTGATCGTATACACTCCAAGGTGACATACTTATGAGACATTAATGAGATGAATTGAACAGACAAGTAGATTTATTTGTATATTTAATTAATTCACAGTATTGTGGAAAACGTTCCGCAAACTGTGGAAAACTGTATCAAACTGGGATAACATTAAAGGTGAGGGCAACTCTATTATCTGAGGGATTTGATTCATATCCATGGGTAAGATTTGATGGATAGATGAGAACATCACCCTGAGAGTAAGGAACTGTTGCCTCTTGTAAGTTGAATGCGGTCATTGTTTCAAATGGGAGCATCATGACAGGGAACATTTGAGACATGACATTTCTTTTGAATTTAAGAAATGCATGTTGTTCTGGGTCGTAGTTAATGAAGAACGTAGCAGAGAATAAACAATTAGAGTGCTCGTGTGGGGCATAGATAGCACCCTTAGATGCTAGTTCAACATAACAGTCAGAGATAGCAAAGTTTGATGCATAAGAGAGACCTGATTCGTTGTGCTTTCGTGCTATGTCTAAGAAGGCAGATTTAAGATCTGGCATATCTTCTAAGATCTTATTTGTTGGTCCTATCTGTTGGACATTATGGCAGATTGCATGGCGGTCGTGGTCAACGAAATCTTCATTCTTCATCCAGTTAAGAACAGGTTGAACGAAATCTGTGAGATCGTATTTTGTAACGGGCGTCATGAATAACCCGTAAGTTTCAAACTGAACTACCTCATCGAGAGTATCAGAGAGGTTGACTGTTTTATCTGCCATGATGTGAAGAATTGAAAGTGGTTGACGTATTATATAGTGATGTTGATTTAAGGGGCGTTGTAGACGCTCTCAGCGCACTCGTAGAGCGTTGTTGATCTTCCTTTGGATGTCAGATGTGGGGCGGATAGCATCAGCGGTTGCCTCTAATCCATCTGCAATCGTGTGACGTACTTCTGGGGAGTTGTAGCAAAGGACGCCGATGATTGCAACGAGGATGAGTTTAGTCATTTGAGTGAGTGAAGATGTAGAGGAGAGAATAAAATAAAATTGTCATTGTAAGAGAGATGTAAATTTTATCTGTGCTGCTTCACTAATAGCAGGAAGATAACCGAGTTCTGATTGTTGATCTAGTGCGTCGAGTTGATCACTAGTTAAGTTGTGGGAGATTCTATATTCTTCCCATGCCTCATCATAACATGTTTCGTAGAGAGATTCATGATGTAAAATACTCATCAACCCAACCTCATTGAAGAAAAGAAAGGAACGATTGAGACACCTTGTGCAGTGTTCATTGAGACATACCAATCAAAGTTCTTTGCAAAAACTCTATCGTTAGGTTCGCCATTCTCTTGAAGAATAGCATTAAGGCGAGACTTAGTGGTGTTGGACTGCCAACCGCCATCAAATAAGCGGATGAAACCTTCACCGATTTCTGCAATTTTGTTGCCGTGAAGTCTCACGATTGAGATCTGCTCTTCTTCGTTGAAGTGAACAGTGGTGTTGCCTGATGTCCAGTTGGTTGAATTAGCGATGGCGGTGTTCATTGCCTGCTCGATTTTACGCATGATGTGAGGTTGAAAGGTTTGCGGCGGTGGTGGGTTTGTTTCCCCCCCTCGCTTGTTCTTATTGTAGTCTATTTGGGTGCCCCTGTGAAGGGGTTTCTTGAAAATTGGGTACAGTTCGCTGACTGGCACATCAGCGGTCGAATTCTCTATATTCTGCGATGTATTGTGTGACTGCTTCGTTTACATATGCTTCAATCAATTCCTTTGCTTCACATACAGTATCAGCACCGAAGATCTTTTGATAAATTGTCACGCCGTTGTTCAATTCTTGGCGCTGGTTCACACGATACTTAGGAGGATTCACGTTCCCGATGTGCTCACCGTCGAGATCTTCGGTGATAGTGAAAGAGGGATAATCCTCGCCAGTGATCCACACTTCCTCAAAATAGTTAATTTTGTCGAGGTCGCGTTGTGATTTCTGAATGATGAGCATTTTAATGCGGGAGAGTTGTTGTATATATGCGGAGATTATTGACCGTTCAGGAACTCATGCAGCGCCTCATCATAGTCTTGCTTTGTTTCATATGTGCGACCATGGATTGTGCGCGGATAAGTTGCATCAAGTCCCGCAGATGCTACCATCATGCAGTCTGCACGATCATAACCCATTTCAACTAGATTTTCGACGTAAGGATTGTTCATGTTTGGTTTGTAGATAGTGAGAGAGTTTAGTGAGTCGTTGATGTTATCGAATAGATCAAACATTTGCGCTCTCCCATGCATCGTAGAACAGATCCCATGCCTCTTGTTGATGCACAAAGGATGCAATCCCTGACTGGTCAGATACCCAATCATATGCCATATCGATGTCTGCGTTGGTATCAAGGACGAAGGATTGCAGACCTTCGATTGCATCGATGAATGCTTCGTTCTTGTGGATCATGTTGTTTTCGTTTTTCATACATCCATTATAGGCACAGGATCCAGGATTTCGCTGGTGATCTTGTGCCACCTTGCCAACTGGTTTTATTTGCCGACTCCACACGGATCAGAGGCGCTAGATTCGAGGTCGGAGATGTTTACATCTTCTTGATCCAATAATTCAGGATAATACTCATTAACCTCTTCAATCAATTCTTCTACACTATATGAGTCAAGATTGTGATCTAATTGATCATAAACCAGTGCAATGAGATCTTTAATATCAAGACCATCAATCACGCGGTTGATGTAGTCGTCTTGCAGTTGATCGCGGTCGATGATGTTGTCCTGAGTGTTGCTGGTCATGATCAATTAGCGGGTGTGATTTCGATCTTAGAGTAGTAAGGTAATTCTCTCATTACCCACTGTTCTAGTTTGTTGTTCTGTGACTTAATGCCCTTTTGTGTTGTTGGTTTTGTGGGCATTGTACGTTGAAACTCGATCACTTTGTTGTCACAAGTTTCAACGCGAATGTTGTACGTTTGCGTGGTAGTTTGCATCAACAGGCGCAGGGAGTGTAGGAATCAGGGCATTTTGTGAAATTAAAATCGGTGACGGTTGCATCACCTGCGAGGCGCTCATTCACCTCATTTCTGAATGTTTGTGCAGTAATTACAGACCATGAGTAAATGTTCTTACCATAATCGTTCGGGAAAGTAACACGCTTGATGAAACGTTTGACACCTTCATCAGCGATGAATGCTTCTGGAAAAAAGTCAACGATGCAGACTGAATTAGTGATTTGCATGTGTGAAACTCTTGAACTTTTATACAATACACGATCTGAGGTGCTGTGCCGTTATCGTGTGCAACTTAGGCGATTGGCACACCTCACCAGATCGGTGGGCATGGTGTAAGGTTGCTCACGTTGATTGTTTGATAGTCTGTCTTGCTATTCTGCTGCTTGACGTTATCAATATCAAAATATAGATCAATAGTGTCAACAGTGCCATGGTATTGACGAGAGAGGACATCATCGAGTTTAGTGCGATTCTTTGCACTGATAACATCATCGAAACCAGTCACTTCGCCTGCTGTGTTGAAACGAGGTGCAATGCGAGGGAGAACACTAACGAAGAGAATCTTCTCGATGGTATTACACTTGGGAGCGTAATACAAACGTGCCGCTTCACCGACTGTGGTATTTGCATAGTTCTTGATATTCTTGTTTACGTTGCTGTTAATTGCTTTGGCAAGAATAGCAACAACAAGATCACCATCAGAATTAAATCCTGCGATGTCGATGTCAAATGTGCCACCGAATGCATCCTCTTGAAGTTTATATTCAAACTTCCAATCATACTCAGCGAGGTCAGGATTAGCATTCAAGACCTCATCAAGCAGCACAGAATGCAGAGCGTCAGTACGCTTGGAGGAGCGAACATTCTGGAAAGATGTTGAGAGGAAATCTTCTAAAATCATGGTCATTTGTTTCAATAAACATACAATACAGGACCACGAGGAAAAATCTACCAATCGTGGTCCAGTTCGCGAGGTGTCACATTCATGTTAAAACTTAGCGTTAATCGATTAGTGTCATGTTTCTGCAATCTTACGCCATGACGTACAAACGAAGGGAACACAATTAGATCACCCTCATTAATATCAGGGTGCAACACTGGTGACTGTCTGAAAATGTGTGTGTAACCTAGAATGGTATGATCTAGATTCATGTTCTCAAAATAGAATTGTCCATCCTTTTCTTTATCGAACTGAATGAAGATCACACCAGAGAAGTTAATGAAATCAGGATAGTTTACATGGTTGTGTGGTTCTTGTGCATGACCACTGTTATATAAATTCAACCATGAATTAACTATCTCGATGTCACAATTACTAGGGAAATACTGATACAGATAGGGTGCTAGGAGTTGTCCGAGTTCTTCGGGAGCGACAACATCTTTCTCCTCAAAATAAGTCGTGTGAACACTACAATTCCAACGACCCTCAGCATCAGTAAGGAGATGCCTAGCAGACTCCAAAAGGGATCCGAAGATCTCCTTGTGTTTGTGAATGTGTGCTTGGTGGTACTTTATCGGAAACAGTGTTCGGGTCATCAGGGACAACTAAGATCAATTTTTTAGTGTAGTCATATGCATATGTGGTACGATTGCCATGGATACCCCATCCCAACCAGTACCATGCATGATGCATGTAATGCTGGACAGTTTGTCCTCTACCTTTCAACACAAGTTGAAACTCTTGCCACTGATTCTCATTCACCATGTAGCGAAGTTGTGTATCAAAGTCACTCGGACTCCCCCCGTATGCGCGGGCAAATTGGGCAAGTCCGTCATATCTGTTCTGCGAAGTCCATTGAATCAGACCATATCCTCCACGCAAACATGCATCGTAAGGAACGATTGCACCTCCCTCACATATTTGATGTTGGAAGTTGCTCTCTTGTTTGATGTTACCGAGTACAGTTGCGATGGCATTCTTATCATGAATGCCACGCTCTTGCAGGAAATCAGTAACCCTTACCTCAGCAGGTGTGCATCCAACACATTCAATTCTCGGTGCTGGTGGCAGATCGTACATAATCATCTTGGTCAGTTTCGTAGTTCAAAATCTGAGTATAATCGTCCAGATTGGATATGTCAATAGTACCTAGGATCGCTAGGTTGGACTCTATCCAACTCGGACAGTTGTGGGGATTTGAGCAACTCATGTCTGTAATCCAGTTCTGAATACAACTGGGTTAGAAGGTTTTGTAAGTAGTCTGACTTAATGTCCTTACATGTAGTCATTAAGTCTAGTGTCTTGTTCTTTGCATCTTCCAGAACGAAACAGTCCCGAGTGCGAACATCGATCCCCGTGGTCATGCGAATCCTCCTCCTTTGTGTTTAGCGTCAATTACTTCAACATGGTCACAATAGTCAGCATAGTTCCACCACGCTTCAATTACTTGCATGTAGTCATCAACAATCTTGACAGATCCATCGACACAAAATATCTTATATCTGTGTCGATTGTATGGATCAGCAGATGTATTAGTGAAGAATTCAGGCAATCCAGTCATCGGAATTCTCGGCACATTTCATCATAACCTGCACCCACGGGCACAGATTTACAGAGTCGTGTCATCTTCCTATCTTGGATGTCTGACACTGTACCGATAGCATTGACACCAATGATAGTGCCAACAACTAAAACAATACCGAGGAGAGCGAAACGCATGATCAATAATCTGGTGTGTACTATGCTAGGTCTTACGCTTAATACTGTGCTGCCTAGTGTTAATTACTTCTGGAACTTACCGTGCTTAAATGTAGCGTACTCAGGGTTGTTGACCCAACGACCCTCAGCGCAGGACCATACGATAGGCAGCGGTGTGGGTTGTGGAGCGTTGTGAGCAGTCTTGCGGAGCAGTTCACGAGACTCAGCGAACAGTTCGTCGAGAGTGAGGCGAGCAGGGCGAACACCGTACATGGTTGGTTCCGTTGATTACTTTGTAATTATAGGGTCTGAGGCGACCCTGACAGTATTTAGTATGCCACTAAGATATGTGGACACCCTTGTGTGGACAGATCGCGCCAAGACTGATACGAATGTCATTCGTGGGCGGTTCGCCGTCGTGCTCTAATAGTGAACTAAACACAATGATTCTACCCTTCTTAAATGCTACTCGTTGCCCATTTGCAAAGGTAGTATCACCGTCCTCACCATATGCATGGTATATGACACTAGTAGCAGGACGATTGAAGTCTGTATGTGTCTGTGAGGTGTGTCCAGGGTTCTGTGCATTTACTAGCAGTCTATGCACATGTGTGAGTGGTAGATCCTTACAAATATCCTTCATGATACATTCATTGAAGTATGCAAAGAACCAATACCATGGTGTCTCATTCGTGAACTCATTATCTCTGATGACAGTGTTACCCCAGAATCTTGCTTTCTTATAGTCACCGTATGGTGTGTTGTTATAGAAGAATGGGAAATCTGTTGAGAGATAGTTACCCACATCATCTATAATCCAGTCTGGAAAGTATCCATCAATAATTCTAATATCACTCATGATAGTATAAAGTTCGCTGAAACGGTTATTCTTGCTTGTGTGGTGTCTGCCTGTGGTGTCACCTGATGATGAGTGTAGGATGGAAATATAATTATATCACCTTCCTTCACATCTGGGAACCATGTGTTCGTTGCAGGATAATGTTTAGTAAAGTATCCATGATGCACATCCTGATTAGGATTGTAGAATACAAAACTACCATCAGTTTCAGGATTATATTGTAGGAAGTAAGCACAACTAAATGCTGTGTTATCTCCTCCACAATGTGTGTGTACCTCTTGTGATTGCCCTTGCTTATATACATTTATCCACGCATCGCTCATTTTGATGGTGGTCTTGTCCTTTCCACCCAGTTGGACGTGCATGTCCATGAGATTATCGGAAATATAGTTGTTGAACATCTGCCATGAAAAATCGTCCCGATTCGTGTCACTTTCAAAGGACGACGAAACAGAACAATTCCATTCGGCAGGTTGTGTGAGTGTTGCTGTACCTAATTCATACAGCAACATTGCTTTCAGTGACTCATGATTTCTCACTTCCCCATGGTAATACCATTTAGGAAATAGATTTTGTACTTTACCCATTATGCAACAAGAGAGAGGGGAGGAATGCCTTTGACGAAGATAGCATCAACGACATTTTGCAGACGCTTGACAACATGCTTGCCATAAGTCTTGTGGACAGGGACAGTAACGAAACCAGTGGGTTTGTTGTAGAAACCCCACTGACATGCTGTAAGTTCACCAGACTTCAAACGTGCAGCGTCATTCTTATCTAGGCGGATAACACGACCGATAGTCTGTGCCATCTCAACCACGTTAAGGTTACGCAACAAAATGCAGTGAGTGAGACCAGGGACGTTGATACCTTCGCTGAGGATACTGTAATGGAAAACAATGAACTTGCGACCATCTTCTTTACCCCATGTTGTAAGAGTATCGAAGAATACTTCACGAGATACTTTCTTACCGTTGATGATAGCACCGAACTTAGATGTAACGTGCATGACATCATAACCACGCTCTTTGAGGTCAAGGAGCAGAGTTGTGCGAGATACCATGTTACCCAACACACGAGAAGAGGGAACAGCAACCAGAACTTTACTGGCGTGTGTCTCATCAAGGTTGTCAAGAATGTCACGCACAGTGTCAGCATCTACATCGTGGATGTTGTGCTTGGTACGCTCGTTGTCTGTCTCGAAAGGAACAATCGTGGGACGGAGAATGTGACCCTGCTCAATGAGTTCAGGAGCAGGAACGTTGCAGATAACACTACCATAGATGTCAGTATTACCCATCGAACGAGAGTGACGACGAGAAATACGAGGGGTGGCAGTAAAGAAGTAGCAACGATCAGCGACCATGGATGTTGCAGCAGTGCCAATGAAGAAGGACTTGCCAACACTGTTGTGTGCCTCATCAAAGTATGCACAGTCGATAGAAATACCGCTGTCAATGATCTTAGGGAGAGAATGATAGGTGGTGAAGATGATGCGATGTGTCACCATAGATGCACACATCTTGTCGAACATTTGAATGCGATCGATCTTAGTTGTGCTGAAATGCTTGGTCTCGCCACTGTGAACGTGAGCAGGAACAAGGTCAGGACGAACAACACCAGGGAACGACAGGAACTCATCGCAGAGTTGATTAGCGAGGAGAATGCGAGGAGCAACCACAACGAAGGTCAGAGGGCGCTCAGCAGCGTCCATGAGGCGCTTGGCGTGTTCGATCATGATGATGGTCTTGCCACCACCAGTAGGCACGATAACCTGACCTTTGTCAGCGTCCTGCATTGCAGCGAGTGCTCGTGCTTGGTGGGGACGGAGAGTGATGGTCAAGGCGTGTCTGTGTCGTTACTATAAATTATACAGCAAAAAGGGGTGCTTAGCACCCCCTTGTGACAGTTATTCAATCGGACAGCGGACTCTCGCGCTTCAAGAGATGATACTCTTTCTTTAACACACTCTCCACATAGTTACTGATTCGTGTGTCTTCTTCTGTCTCGTAATACTCTTCGATTACGGTTTGTTTGTAGTCATAATAAGTCATCGTTCTGTGATTGATGGTAACATTTCATTGCCTGGGTGATCATTAGTCTTGCCCCTATATGCTTTGCTATATGCAAAGTGATCACTATCTAACTCTAACTCCTCCCAGTCCCATTCTTGAACAACTAAACAACATTTGTTCATTGGTCGTTTAGATCCTGGTGGATTAGGTTTCTCGCTAACACACAGCAGCAAATGTGTGTCATCGATGTAATTAATATACCCTTCATGTCCTCTCCACCTACATCGTGCCCCAACAGATAGGGACTTAACGATATTTCTGATCTCTAATGCTGGTGCTTCTGAGATGAATAAGGGTGTAGTCATAGTGTTAGGTGTGAAGTTGCTTGACCGTATTCTCCTCTAATCATGAGATTAAAGGCGAGAGAGTACCTCCTATTTGTATCTTGGTTTGGTTGTACTGAGTGTACCAGATCTGAGGGGAAGATCACGACCATACCGTCCACTGGTTGAAGTGTCCACCGTGGACTGTTATACACATTAAATGAAACTCTATCAGGATCCAGTGTGTGATACTTATGATTTGTGAACACTAGACCACCACACTTAGGATTTGTCTTCAAGTACACAATGCCACTAAACATGCTGTTTCTATGTGCATGTTCATGTGCAGATTCTAAATGATCATGACAATTAATCCATGAACATGGTATATCAATTATATATTTCTCATCGATACCCATCGTGCCATAGATATACTCTTTGACATGTGGTTCGATGAAGTCCATGATCTCAGGTAGGTCAGCAATCACATTTTGATTGACTGATTGACTACCTCTCCACTGTTCTTTCTGTTGATACTCTAAATTCTCAACGTCATCAATGACGTAGGGCAGATTATCACCAACTGCACAATATACAGGTGATGAGAACAAGGGGATAATCTCAGATGAAATTTGCATTAATTAGGATCCTATTCTTGTGCTCACTAGGACTGTATCCTGTGTGCATGTGTCGTCCGTTGAATGTTAGGAGTCTGTTCTTCTTTGGTTGCACACGAACGATGTCGTGATCGTTCTTGTCTCCCAGAATAATAGTGTCGCCATCAGTATCGTTGACATAATAGATACACACCTTATGTGGTTTTTTGGAGTCTACATGAAAATCATGACGAAATACATTAGGGTTATACAGTGTCATATCTGCGCGTACACGTAGACATTCTTTGCACTGTATTTCCTCTTGCATCTTTGCTACTAAGTCAGCAAAATCAGGGTCTCCATCAACTGTCAACCAGTGATTGAAACCATGTGCTTCTAACTTATCAGATCCATTCGTCAACGTATGTTGATAGAACCAAGGAAACTCCCACCCCATGAGTATATCGTGGAGGTGAGAGTGATAGTCAGAATCGAGGAAATCATCGATGATCCTCATGTCTGAGATGCAGGGCGGTCGCAATTTCATTAATCAGATTTTTCTTTTCAATGGGTACTTCGCCTATCTTATGATAGTATTCCTTTTGTAAGGAAAACAGTGCATGACGCAGAAGAGTTTTCTGCTCTTCGTTAAGCATTTGAGATTTAAGGAACATGGTCATGGGTGCGGAGACCACTACTATTTAACTGTTTACCCTCAGATGATAGCAACTGTATCATCTACTGCAATACCCCTTGTCAGGATTCGGTGACTCGTGGTTTGAAGTTGATATTCAGTGCAAGGCGGTATCCCTCACTTGGTGATGATGAAGCATGTAATTGCTTACCATCGAACACAACCATTTTACCACGTTCAGGTGCAACACGCAACTGACATGCATGTTGAAATATACTCATCTCATCAGTGAAGAAGAATGTATCTCCATCACTGTTGTTAATATAATATAGTGCAGTAGTATGATCCTCCTCAAAGTCTACATGTGGGCAATGATGTTTTAATCGGTCAGGAAGAAGGCAACCAAGGCGCACCCGATACACATCATTAAAATCTTGATTAGCACCATCAGCAATAATCCTCAAAGCAGACTCTAATAAGTCATAGTATTGTGATACAGGTTGATAGTCCATCATCACAACATGTGAGAATGAACTATTATTGAATTTACCCTCGTAGGGTGAGTATCCATCAGCAAATGTGGTCTCTTTAACTAGATACCATGGGAACTGTTGTTGTGTCACCAGTTCCTCAATCTGATCCTGAATAATCTCAGGCAGAGGATAACTAGAACTCAATAACATATTGTTTTCTGTCGCTGGGTACATCTCGTGGATACATGCAAGGGATAGACATTGACAATCGTTTACCACCAGGGAACGGTTTGTGATACGTTCTAGCAGGAATATACATCACATCACCAGGTGACAGAGTGACATCTAGGGCAATAGTGAGTTCTTGTCCTGCTTTATTAGGTAGGTATGGATTATCAGTCATCTCAATGAGAGCAGAACATCTCTCTTCGTAGACATTCCAGTGTGTCTCACCATCAATCTGACATATAAAATTGGGAGGTAGATCCCAATGGGCACCAAATGATTTACTGCCCTCTTTGGCACTGCCAAATATGTGTGCATCACAGTTACAATCATACAGTGATTCGATATTCTCTAAGAGATTATCTACTGCTGGATTGTAATGACCATACTGTTCAATGATGAACGTGTGTCCTTCATTGATTGCTTGAAATAGTTCATGCTTATGGGGCACACCTGTCTCATACCATACTTCAAACTTCTCAGGTAACAACAATCGACGACCCTCTAAGTTGAGGACCTGAGTACGATAATACCATGGATTGTTGAAGCAGTGAGTAACATTATCCCAATCTACATATTGCTTAGGATTAGTTAATGCTTCCCTCCATACCATTGGTTTGTCACCACACTGGAAGAGATCAGGATTAAGGAATGGAAGTATAAGTTTCTGCATTAATCCCACTCCATCGCTTCATGTCCTGTTGGGTTGTTAGGGAAACCAGAGAAATTCATACTAAATGCAATACGTTCACAGTCTGTGTTTGGTTGTGTTCTATGTTTCAACCATGATGGGAACATTATATACTCATACTTTGCCATTGGTACAGTCTTCCAATCATAACTGTATCCATATGTTCGTGCCCAGTCATCATATGGGGCATCAAGTGGGCAGTGTCTGAGTATATCTTCTAATGGATTCCTGAACTGGATGTGTCCACCCTTGGCATCCTTCTTCAAATAATATACTAGTGAGATGTGTGATTTACCATGTCCATCTACATGGCAGTGCTCACCTGTACTATCACCTTCCTGATGCTGATTCGCCCACATGCTATCAAGATACATGTGCCAATCCTGTCTGTAATGTAGAGTATTCAACCAGTAGTCTTTGACATCATCAAGGATAGGAAGTGTCAACCAATCATATACTGGATCATTGAACAATCCATCACCACCGACAGCAGCAGTGGATCGACCAGTTTCTAATGCCCACTCACCTTTCTTTGAATCGACAAAGAAACTATCTAGGGCATCAAGTGTCTTGTTGAAGTTCTCTTCACTCGGGACTATATATCCGCGCCTGGTGGGCACGGGGAACAGATCTAGATTCATTCTCTTTAATGATTGACATCATGTCGTGACGTGTACGTTGTGGAATAAAGTTAAACGAGATACTAATACGATCTTCGTTTGTCATATTCTCTCTCACACCATGTGCTTGCCATGCTGGGAATAACATAAGTCTACCAGGCACAGGAGGATATGACCACGTTGAGTGTGTATGTGGCACCTCTGCTGTACTCATATCCTCAGATGTTCCCACTGAGTGTAACACATAACCCTCAGTAGCATCGCGATGAAATACTAACCTACCACACTCACCTTCGGGCACTTTAACATAGAATGCACCAGACATCACAGCGCCAGGGTGTGTATGCACCTCGTTATATCCACCGTTATTGTTGATATTGATCCAAGCATTCGCATACTCAATGGTAGTGTATGGTGTACCATATGACTTGAATGCTTCTATCGCTTTCTCTTTAATGTTGATGAGTAGTTTCTTGAACTCATCACCTTCAAGGTCATCATCGTTGATAACTTGCTCACCCATAAAATCAGGGGACTGATAGTTCAGTAACCCCCGATTGCTTCTATCTTTTCCCTCCATAGTATTAGCGACATGGTACACAATGCGTTCCATCTCTTCTAAGTCAATGTCAAGATCCACCCACCAGACAGGACTGGGGAAAATATAGTCTAGATTCATTATTTTGCTCTGTTCAAAGCATCTGCACCAGCGTTATCTGACTCCCAGTCTGCATACTTTTCATACCCAGGACGTGTACGAACTTTGATCTTTCTCTTCTCTTCGATCTCTTCTTGAATCCATGGTTCTGCATCTTCTTTGAGAACAAGAGTACGGAACAGATTAAGAGTTTCGAGACCACCTTCAAGTTTGACAATCTCATCACGCAGGTTGTTCATCTCAGTGAAGTCAACCCTAGTCTCTTGATCCTCAAAATTCATGCTAGACAACGAAGCATTCATATCAGTATACCTCTGATACTTAGTGCGATGTTGATACACTAGATTGCGCCAGAGATCTTCCAGCGACTTGACTGCTTCCTCAGCACTATTGACTTCCTCAATAGTTTCTGGTTCATACTCAGGCAGTCCTTGAACATCTTCAAGCAACTCTTTGGACATAATTACTCCTTGTAAATGGTTTCTTTTTGATACTGGTACGATGATGGCAGTGTTTGACACCAATCATACATCTGTTTGTTCCAGTTGTCAATCTCACTCTCTGCACCCTGTAATGCAAAGTCGTCACGAACAGGAGATAACCCATTCTGTAAACGTTTGAGTTTTAACGTATGATTATTTAGTGGGTTAAATCCCATGCCTGCACCAACATAGCGCAGACCATCATTGTGTGAGGGATCACCGATCCACTCGTATGATACATGCTTCTCACTACTATACCTCACGAAGAGGTTATCTAGTGATGCTGTGCTCATATCATAACTAACTTCATTAGCAACATACTGCCAGTATTCTGTATCTCTATTAGAGAAGGCATAGTGGGCAGCAATAAAGTTCTTGAACCCTTCAATCTCTAAGTCTGATACTAGATTAAGCATGTCCACTTCAATACGTGGAACGAAACCATCACGACCTGCAAGATTATTACATAGTCTGATGATCTGTTCGTGTGTAGTTAGCAGACCAGTTGCTTCTAGTGGTTCAACGAAGCAGTTAGATAGTCCTACTGCACATACATTCTTCTCCCACGATTTCTTATGCTTACCATTTCTGAATGGTACATGTCTGAATGATCCAATATCATCAGCACGTTTGATACCTCGTGTACGTGCAACATATGCATGTAGATCTTCCTCTGCTTTCTCTTTGGTAGAGAATCCAGATGAGTACACATAACCACAACCAGATCTCTCCCACAGTGGTACATCCCACACCCAACCATTCTCAATGGCAGTGCAGTTTGTGGTGTTAGTTACTTCCTTCTCAGGATCTTCATGTGGTAGATGACATGTCACTGCACCATCATTAAGTAGACAACCACCACCATCTACATGGAATGATTCAAAGGGAACACCCATGAAGTTTTCAAGTAGCAGTGACTTGAACCCTGTGCAGTCAATGTATAGATCATACTCTAATCGTTGACCGTCAGTAGTAGTGAGTGCTGTGATATATCCACGCTCATCCTTCTCACAACCACCTACATCACCCTGCATGTAGTTAAGTCCTTCACAATAGTTGTTCTTCAACCACTGTCCAAACTTAATTGCATCCATGTGATATGCAGTGTCAGCATCATGGTTCCAGTTATCATGCTCACCTGTCAGTTTATTCTGCCAAGCAAGATGACCCACAGCATTGTGTGAGCGAGAGAATGTGTCACGAGGATACTTATCAGGTTTGAGTAGATTCAGAGCAAACCATGACATCCAACCATGAGGATACCTCTCCTCAATGATAGGCACTGCCTTACCAAAGGGATAGTCCCAAGTTTCTCCTTTCTGGTAGAAATCGTTGAACCTGATGTTTACTTTGTATGTGGATCCTGTCTCCTTCATCCACATCTCATCCTTCAAGTCAAGGATGGCAAAGAAGTCATTAATCTGACCAAGTGTAGACTCTCCCACACCAATAATGGGATAGTTCTTACTCTCAATCAGTGAGGTTTTAATATGTGGGCAGAGTTTCAAAAGGGCGGCAGCGGTCATCCAACCAGCAGTGCCGCCCCCTACAATGAGGACATTACGAATTTGCATAATTTAGTTACTCAGGAGCATACTTTCCGATCTTAAATTCTTCTTGGACATCATCAGGCATTTGCTCTGCTGTCCACCATGAGGGCATAGTTTCATCATGGGGGAATGGTTCATCGGGTACAACTTTGTTACCGTCAGCATCATACTGAACCTTAGGTTGAGTCTCCTTCACATTCTTGATGTGCTTAAAGAACTCACCTTCTTCGTTCAGTGTACCATTCTTGATGTCATTATAGATCATCGAGAGTTGCATTCCAGGATCACCATATGCAACGATACGAAGAGTTTCAGCGTCGTGATGTACGAAGTCAGGAATCCACTCACCGAGTTCAAGTTTCCACATATTAGTGGCATCCTCGGGAATGTCCATCCACTTCATACCAGCGCCAGGACCCGTATAGATCTCAAACTCCTCGCCTTCTTCTACAACGTCTGTGATAAATCCGTCTGCGCGGACAAGTGCTCTTTTCATTGGTTTAATCGAATTCGTAGACTACAACAATACCCTGGCGACCGTCACCACCACGCTCGGAGTTACGACCAGAGGAACCGCCAGCACCGTAGGCAGCGTGCGCTCTGTGACGCTGTGCCCATTGTTGCTGTCTGTGAGAGGTCGGTGCTGAACCACCCCAGAAGGATGTTCCACCATGACCTAGACCAGGCGGGTTTCTGTGCCCTTGACCCGATCCACCATAGATTCTAACAGAACCTTGGTTGGGGTTGCCACCAGTAGCACCCTCGTGCTGCTGACGACGGTTTGCACCCTGTCCACCACCAGATGAACAGTAGTTACCAAAGGATGACGTGCCGCCGTTACCACCGCGACCTGAGTAACCAGTACCACCACCTCCACCACCAACGGTGACAGAAATAGAGTTAATGTTCTCTACGTTGACAATAGTTTCAGTGTGAGCACCAGCACCTGCTGCCTCACCATAACCTGAACCACCGCCACCGCCAGCAGTACACTTAACCCAGATACGCTTAATACCTGATGGTTTGTTCCATGTACTGTTGCCATTATACACTGAGATGGACTTAGGTCCACCACCAGATGTAACGCTTGCCCATGACATCGTGCTGCCATTAGTTGACAGATACTTACCAGATTGTCCCGAAACTGAGGGGATAACCTGTGCAGAACTACCAGCGATAGACCCGTTGATGATGATATTACCAACGGTGAGAGTACCGTTCACAGTAATAGAACCAGAACTGAGGTTGAGTCCACCAGAACCAGATAGGTCTCTAATTGAAGATACTTTAAGGGTACTCATTGATTACTTTGTCTCCTTCGTTGTTATTTATATTAAATGAATTCGTAGACTACGACGATGCCTTGACGACCGTCGCCACCACGTTCACTGTTCTTACCAGATGCAGCACCAGCGCCATATGCAGCGTGTGCTCTATGTCTTTGTGCCCACTGTTGTGATCTATGAGATGTTGGAGATGAACCACCCCAATATGAACAACCACCGTGTCCTAGACCTGGGGGATTTCTATGACCCTGGGAAGACCCTCCATAAATTCTAACTGAACCCTGGTTGGGATTTCCACCCGTTGCACCGTCATGTTGTTGCCTACGGTTTGCTCCTTGACCACCACCCGATGAACAGTAGTTACCAAATGATGACGTTCCACCATTGCCAGCGCGACCACTATAATTAGTCCCGCTACCACCACCACCGACTGTAACACTAATCGAGTTGATATTCTGGACATCTACAAAAGTCTCCGTATGAGCACCAGCAGCACCCGATTCACCGTATCCTGATCCACCGCCACCACCAGCAGTACACTTAACCCAGATACGTTTTACGTTAGAGGGTTTGTTCCATGTAGAGTTACCATTATATACAGAGATAGAGTTAGGAATACCTTGGTTACCGCCACCTTGTACCCATTGGAGTGAAGATCCATTGGTGGTGAGGAAAGCACCCGACTGTCCACTCTGATTAGGAATAATATATCCAGAAGAACCAGAGATATTTCCATTGACAACGATATTAGAAACCGTAAGAGTTCCGTTCGCAGTAATAGAACCACCCGAGAAGGTCATACCTCCTTGGTTCTGCAAATCTTTTATTTGTGCGACAGATAGTGTGGTCATTTGTGGTAAATCACTCCTTGTGGTTATTTATATCCTATCGGATCCATAATGTAGCGTGTGAGATGTAGTACGCCTCATCAGACTGTGCTTGGTTCAGATCAGTTCTCTGATAGATTCTGATTGAACTCGAATTGTGATCCTGCCAGTTTGAATCAAAGTCAACATAACCCATTGTGGGGTCGTTACTACCATTCCAAGGTTCGTATGAATAGTCTATACCATTAACAAAATTAATAGTGGCACCATATGATGTACTAGCATTATCTATATAGTTTCTATTCCAAGTTTTTCTCCAACTAGCATAGGTACGTGTACCTGAGTTAGATGCACCAGTAGTTATTCTGACTTCGTTATATTCATTATCCCAAGAGTCAACTAGGTGATACTTAGCAGTATATTTTATTTGTGTATGAGATGGTATTTGATTCAAAGTAAGTTCATATGTCCTAGGTGAACCACCCCAACCATGGACCCAAGAGTTACCAAAAGGTCCAAGTCTTGTCATGTTATAGATCTCACTGCTGTAATTCCAATTCGACATGAAATTACGAGCATCATTACCCTCTGTATACCAGATTCTCTCGCCAGCACCGCCTCCACCGAATAGAAGCATCTTGTGACATCCAATAGGCATGATTATGCAACCTCATACTGTGCCTGCGCCACAAATACATGCCAATCAGCACCTGCAACATACATGAAGCAGTTGTATATATCATAACCTGAACCATTACTGAATGCAGCAGGTCTAATCATAGTTGCTGTGGTTCCATTAACTTGGAATCCACTGATATAACCACTACCATTCTGTTGCTTCTTGATAATCTGACAGGTATAGATGAAACCTGACGCATTAGGTACGTTGTTAATGTTTACGGTGAAGTTACCGTTATATGCTGTTGGGTTCTCTGTTGAGAAAATAGTTGCTTGACTATGATCTAGTGTAACAGTACCACTCACAGAGAATGCTATGTGTCTCTCTTTGGTTTGTCCAAACTCAAATGTAGCACCAGGGACTACTCTCAGGTGACTATTGATAGCAGCATTATCAAAGTATCTGTAAGTACCAATATCCTCGTCAGAACCAATCAGTGTCCAAGTTGCACCATTCTCAATGGTAACTGTACGACCATTGACAATAGTAATCGGAGCAGCAGAGAAACCGTTAGTAAACTCTGCACCGTTATTGGCACTAGGTCCAATAGTAATATCTTCGTCAATCTGTGTGGCATTAGTTCTAATAATAGAATCTTCACCAAGTGAAGGTCCACCACCACCAACATCGTCCCAACCAGGAGTACCAGGACCAACAACATCAGGGAGATAACCCTGAATCATCTGTTCTGTACTGTTATAGACCAAAGTTCCAAGAGGAACAGTGCCTAATGCATTGACTTGTGTCTGATTAAGGATCGGCAGATTGATCTGTTCCGTAACCTGTAAAGCGGTGACAATCGCTCGGGTTGCGGCATCAATCTGATTACCTATAATTTTGGTGGTCATTTATTCTATTCGTAAGTGATTAGATAACGAGTTCACGAATATGGATTTTGTCACCAGTTGCAGGAGGTGTGGCAATAGAGAAGTCAACAGCATTACCTGTGACTGTATAGTCTGTGCCAGGGATCTGTGCAACACCATTAAGGAATACCATTACGGAGAAAGCATTATGTCCAGGTGAGATACCAAACGTTTGTGTAGAACCATCACCGTTGTATGTAACGCCGTTGTTACCGTTAGCAATACCAGTTGCTAATGAGTATTTATCAGCGCAACCATATTTACCAGTCACATCGATGTCTCCATCGAAGAATGTATTACCACTAACCTTCAATCTGTTAGAGGCATCAGGTGCCATACCAATACCATAATTAGTAACGCCACTGAATCTATTAGATGTGATCGGAGTAGTATCACTCAGACCAAACTTGTACCATGTACCAGCATCATAGATCCAACCAATAGATTGACCAGGTGCCCAATCAATGTTATAGCAAATATCACCACTGTTAAATGCAAGTCCTGATTGAAGATCAGGCAGACCTGCACCAGTTTCCTCAGCAAGGAATGTCTGTCTCAACACCGTACCATCATCGTTGGAGTATGTAAACTTCAACGACTGAATTTCATCCTGTGATGTAACTTTCTTCTGCATGGTGACAGGACCAGAGAAGACAGACTCCAACTGGTTAGATGCACCACCGATGACAGTTAGTTTATCAGTCAGCACCAACTCAGAGAATGTCTCAATAGTTGTACCTTCTTCACCCAACACATTCAACTGTGCAATATCTTCGTTAGTGATCTGACCCGTAACAGGGTTAATCACCTGGTTACCAACGAAGAGTTCACCGTCACTGTTTACACCAGAGTAGTATGCAACACCTGCTGCTTCTTTGAGTGACTGTGACAATCTAACCTGCTCAGGTGATAGAACCTCAACCTGAGTAGATGGGAATGCAGTTGAGTAGTTACCAGGACCGAAA